GCGCAAATACCTATAGAATGTTACTTAGGAACATCTACTGAACAAAAAATATTTTAAAATAATTTAAAAATAAGTACTAAAATATTTGCATATGTCAATTTTTTTACGTATCTTGTAAGAAATTAAAAAACAATTATTATGAAACTTACAAGAGAAGACTATTGGTTAAGATTAGAAGAAAAATACGATCTATTTATTTTAGAAGAAAAGGATGGAATAATGTTAGTTAGAAAAAACAAATATTATTATTATATAAAAAAAGATACAATCAGTAGTTATAAATATTCATTTTGTTTAATGACAAAGGAATCTAAAATAAGATATATTAGAGAAAATGTTATTATTCCAAATAATTTACGCTTTGAAATTATAGACATAGATAAAGATTTTGTGTGTCTAAAAAATTCTATAACAAATATAACAACCAAACAAAGCATATCAGATGTATTAAATAATAAGAATACTATAAAAAGAATACTCTCTATCACAGAAAGAAAGTATAAAACAGAAGAGAAAATAAAAGCAACACTTGGAGATTTTTATAATTATGACAAATTAGATTTTATAGATAGTAGGGAAAAGGTTTGTATTACTTGTCCTGAACATGGAGACTTTTATGTAACCCCATCTAACATATTGTGTAGAAGTATAGGATGTCCTAAATGTTCTTATGAGAAAAAACAATTTGGCAAACCAGGATTTATGAGAAATTGTAAAAATGGGATTGGAATGTTGTATATTATAAGATTGTTTAATGAAACAGAATCTTTTTATAAAATTGGAATAACATCAAAGGATGTTGAATATAGATTTAAAAGATTTCCTTATTCTTTAGATATAATTAAAACCCATCAAGATTGTCCAGAAAGAATTTATGAATTAGAAAAGATTCTACATAATGAATTTAAAAATAATAAATATATACCATCTATATATTTTAATGGATTAAAAGAATGTTTTAATACAATAAATTTAGAGAGAATAAATGAATTAATTCTTATAAAATAAATATATTTTACTTATACTATTGCATAAGAATAAAAAAATACTTACCTTTGTCTTATTATTAAAAACAAAGAAATATGGAAGATTTCAAATTACGTCTAATTACTGAACAAGAAGAACTCGACAATAAATTAAATAAACTATTGTCATTCCTAGAATCTGCAAAATTTATTACTATTCCACCTAACCACCAAGTTTTATTGATAGAACAAGTAAAAGCAATGAGTGAATACAATAACATTTTAAAGGAGCGAATTTATCTATTGACTGACTATAGGAAAGAATTGGTTCAATCATTTTTAAAAGATTGTACATTTGGTTTCTCTAAAGGACAAGTATACTTCTCTTCTACTATGGATAAGTTCACACTTTTCTTCAATGAGAACGGAGTAGACTTCTTTGAATTGTGGAATGGATACAATGATGTAGAGAAGGATAAGATGCTTCAAGAATGTTTTATAGTACGATGATTTAATACTGTCCTATGGTGTAATGGTAGCACAAGAAGCTCTAACCTTTTTAGTCTGAGTCCGAATCTTGGTGGGACAACCAATTAAATTAAAAGATCTTTGAGGGGACAACAACTGTAATGGAGTATGAGGAACTCCACATTAAATAATAAAACTTGCTAGGGAGCAGAAGTGCTTCCGTAGTCCCCTCATCTTATAGTACCAACACAGCCTCTACTAGAGTCAACGCTAGCAAACGCAGTTGAGTGCACTAGGCCATTCTAGATAGGACCCTAGTTAGCTATACATGGTGTTGAGCGCATGTATATATCCTCAAAGCTAAAGTCGGAGGAGTCAGGCCTTTATAGCTCAGTGGTCAGAGCGGCTCATTTGTAGTGAGCGGGTTCGTGGGTTCAAATCCTACTAGAGGCTCAATTAAATAAATTTAATATGAATATAATTAAAAGAATTCAAGCACCCACTCCTGATAAATATAAGAAATGGGCTAAACTATTTAGAGATATCTCTCTTTCTCTAGGAGCAGGTATCGCAGCATGTGCTGCATTTGGATTACATTCGACTATAATTATGGTTGTAGGTATTGTAACTTTTGTAACTACTTCTATATCAACCTTTTTGTTTGCACAAGTAGAACCTCCTGTAGTGGATAAAGTCATTGTGGTTGAACCAAAAGGAGAGGTTACAGAATCACCCGTTGCTGAACAAGCGATTGTAGTTGAAGTAAAAACTGAAGAACTAAAAAAATAAAAATGGCAGAATTAAAACAAGTTATTGAAGTAATGAATAAAAAACCCTATTTATTAAATATGGGGGCTGGTTCATTGGCAAGAATTTTTAAGACTACAAGAGATACTATTTACCAAGCTAAAAAGTTAATCAGAAAAGAGACGATTCATATCCCTAAGATTCTTATCCTAGACATTGAAACCTCTCCTCTTAAAGCTTATGTATGGGGTAGATGGCAGCAGAATATTTATTTAGATCAAACTATAGGAGAGTGGTTCTGTTTATCTTGGTCTGCTAAATGGTTGTTTGCAGTTGATGTAATGTCAGATGTATTGACTCCAGAAGAAGTTAAAGTAGAGGATGATGCAAGGATTATGAAATCTCTTTGGAAGGTAATGAATGAAGCGGATATTATAATTGCCCACAATGGTAATAATTTTGACATACCTAAAATCAATAGTAGGTTCCTATTAAATGGTTTGAATCCTACTAAACCTTATCAACAGATTGATACTCTGCAAGTTGTGAAAAAGCAATTTGGATTCAGTTCTAATAAGTTAGATGCTCTTGCAGGATACTTTGGAATTGACCATAAACTTCACACTGGATTTGAATTGTGGTCTAAATGTTTAGATGGGGATCAAGAGTCTTTGACTTATATGAATGTATACAATGAGAAAGATGTAGAAATCCTAGAGGAAGTCTATTTAAAACTAAGACCTTGGATTAAAAATCATCCAAATGTGGGTATGTATATTGACTCTAACGAACCCGTTTGTGCAAATTGTGGTAGTACTTATATTACTAAAATAGATGGATATCACTACACCCAAACAGCTAAATACGAGTTGTTTAGATGCAAATGTGGAGCTGTAAGTAGAGGTAGGGTCAATATGTTACCCAAAGAAAAAATGAAATCATTAATAACAAGAATTCCAAAATAAAATGGACACACTTTTTGAAGAATATAAAGATAAAGAATTGGTCAACTCTGGAGTAGGATACTTCATCAATTACCTAAACATCCTAGAGGGATACAAAACCAAAATTAAAAATATGCACTGGGCTGCATTTGGTCTAAACATTCATGTGAAACTAGACGACCTATTAGGGACTCTAGATGGTTATCAAGACTCTATTGCAGAAGACTGTATGGGAATTTATGGTAAGATGGCTCCTAATGTAATTTCAGGAGTTGCTTGCTCGCATATTGATCCCCTATCCACATTGGAAGGGTTAAAAGAAAAGGTAATTACATTCTACGATGGACTTGAAATTAAAGCAGAAATGTCAGGAATCAAGAGTGAAACAGAAGTGTTTATTCATGATTTGAATAAGTTCACATATTTGTTTAAACTATCAAAAGGTTAATACGGCAATGGGAGAGTAGAAAATGAAAGTATTTCAAGCAGATACATATAGGGAGATATGTAATTTTGTAAATGAGAATAACCTTAGTAAGGAAAATCTATTTCAGATAGTAAGAGAAGGAGAGAAGTCTTATACACTTATATACTTTAAGTAATGGAAGAAGAAGTAATTGAAAGAGAGCCAATGACTCAAGAAGAGTTTGAGAAGTATTTAAATGATACTAGAGGACTTAAAACATTTGAAGCAATAAGTAAGTTCAAATCAGTCAATAGAGCTATCAAGAGAGGGCATGTGACTAATATAGGAATGATTGCTCCAGATAAACCTTTTAACAATAGAGGAAATACTAGTAAGAGAACAGGAATACATAGCAGAGTAACTAACGAATTAAAGAAACAAATATATGGAAGGTATCTAGAGCATCTAGAGAATGTCGGACTACAACAATGAACCAGTAACCTACTGTAAGAATTGTTTATCTCTAGCTATAAGAATTATTGATGAATCAGATTACTGTGATGATTGTGGTAACACAGATACAGTAACAGTAGATTTTATTACATGGGAAAACATGTATGAACAAAAATATGGTACAAAATTTTTAAATAAAAAATAAAATGGCAAAAGAAGTTAACAAGGCAAAGGAAGAAAAAATGTCTTATGAGGAATTAAATAATGTAGCCCATCAACTTAGTGAACAATCTAAAACATTGTATACCAAGTTGCAAGAAGCTAATATGACTAATGCATTTAAGCGTTTGGATTATTTGTTTAAAGTATTGGAATTCTCTGATTACTTTCTACCAGAATTTGTAGCAACATCTGCTGCAGAGATTACTGCAATCATTACTCTACCAGAGGTAGAACCTGAAGTAGAACCTGAAACTGTATAAGAACCATGAGTAAGAATGCTAACAATGTAGTACGCATTCCTACATCAATAGATGGTAAATTTTTTAGATATTGGTTTGAATTTTTACAACCCTTTCACCACTTAACTGAGAGAGAAATTGATGTTATCACTGCTTTTGTAAAAGAGCGACATGCCTTGAGTAAGGTAATTAAAGATGATGACATATTGGATAGAGTAACAATGAGTGATGAAACTAAACGTAAAGTTAGAGAGGAATGTAAAATAAGTCTTGCCCATTTTCAAGTGATTATGGGTAAACTAAGAAAAGGTAAAGTTATATTGGATAATAAGATTAACCCTAGATTTATTCCTACTATAGAAGAAGATGAAGGGACATTTAAACTATTAATACTATTTGAATTGAAATGAAATACTCATTTGTGTTTGATTAGATTTCAAAAGAATTAAATATCCCAATAGATGAAGTAAGTAAGGCATATGTGTCTTATTGGTAGTTTATAAAAGAGACTATTAAAACTTTACCATTAAAAGAAGATTTAACTGAAGAAGAGTTTTCTAAGTTAAGAACCAATTTTAATTTACCATCTTTGGGCAATTTAAATTGTACCTATGAAGGAATGACTAGAATAAAGGAGAGAAACAAAAAATTAATTGAATTAAAGAATGCTAAAGATAAAGAAAATCAGGCCCATGTTTACAGCGTTGATAACATCGATGGAAAAGTATGAGGCCGATAGATATACAACTGGTGGAATTATAGATCCCACAAAAACAAAGACAGGACTAAAAGAATATCAAAAAGTAATTGCTATTGGTGGTGCTGTACGAGAGATTAAAGTAGATGATTTGGTATGTATTAATCCTACCCGATTCGCAGTAAAGAAACACAAGGAAGGCTCTCTACAAGATGGTGTGTTAGGAGACAATGTGACAACTAGTTATAATTTTGATGTGGTTACAATGAATGATATTCAATATCTTCTTTTACAGGATCGAGATGTGGAGTTCATTGTGGAAGATTTTGAAGAGGTTGCCGATCCAGAACCCGTGGTTCAAAAGGTAATTCTCCCACCTAAAAAGAGTATTATTATTTAATAATCAGAGCCTGTTATTAACTTAACAGGCTTTTTTACATATAAACAAAGTGATTAAACTATTCAAATATGAGGGATTCAAAATTTCAATTGAACCCGAAGCACTAATGCTTAAACCCTTTAGACAGATTTGGAATCGAGATAGGGGTGTAAACAAAGATAAAGCTCTTTTAGAATTAGCATATATATACTTTTTTGCAGATCCTAGAAGTGACTATCAATACATCACTGATGAAGAGGATAGAAAGAATGCAATTAAAGAAGGAGAAGGATTACCAAGTAATTGGAAACCAGATGCTTAGATTGAAGAAGCTTTATAGTTCTACATAAGTTTTAAACCTACTTCTGTACTCCTATTAGAGGATACGAGATATGCAGTTGATAAATTGAGAACCCTACTTAGGAATATAGACTTAACTGAAACAGATGAAAGAGGGAAACCTATCTACACATTAAATACAGTCACTGCAACAATTAAACAAATACCTAGTTTGGCTAAGGATTTAGATGAGGCTGAAAAAGCAATTGCATCTGAACTTAGAGAGATTGGTAAAATGCGAGGTCAAGGATAGAAGTCTATCTTTGAGGATTCACTAAATGGTTAATTATGAATATACAAGTTAATAAATATTAGACTGAGATTACCGATGAATTACTCACTACACTTCCACAAGAGGTGTAGGATTAGTTGATTGATGTATTAAACAATGTACCATTTGTTAGGACTCTTATAGATCCTAAAAGAGGTTATGCTAAGGATAGACCTAGAGATAAATCTGGTAGAATTGTAGTTGATTTGGTTAATCCACATATACTACAAGATATGGATTATTTTAGACCTACAGCACTCTTCTTCAAGAAACATAAGGTACTAACCACATTAAAGCCAAATGCAAGTCCTAATTCTGAATTTGGTAAATGGATACGTCAAGAAAGAGATAGATGCTGGAATGGGTATGTGAGAGAGTCTGATGGTGAGTGGGTGACAGGGTTGATGTACTTCTATTTGAACTATTGTCCTATTATGCTTTCAGAAATCATTGAAGGGACTAAACGTGCTAATCGTATTGAAGATTTCCCACATGTATGGGAAGGAGTATATTGGAGATTCCACTATAAGGATTAGTCTAAAAATGGGGGTCTCTACAATGATTGGGAAGGTGGGCAGCACTGTGCTGAATTAGCTAGTCGTGGTAAATCTAAATCTTATTGTTTAGCCTCTATTCTTGCACACAACATTGTAATTGGTGAGAATGAAATTGCTCATGAAAAAACAATGTCAGTAATTACAGCATCTACAAAAGAGTATCTATCTGGTAAGGATGGTACTCTAAGTAAGTTTGTACCTATGCTTGACTTCTGTGCAGAACATACACAGTTTCCTAGGAAGCGTCTTAGAGATAGTATGCAAGAAATGATTTGGCGAATAGGTTATAAAGATTCAGAGTTAGGTATTGAAAAGGGTACTCGTAATTCAGTAATTGGTGTATCCTCTAATGACGATGAATCTAAGTTGCGTGGTAAGCGTGCTTGTGACATTCTCATTGAGGAAATGGGTACATTCCCTAGACTCTTGGATTTGTACAATGTACTTTTGCCATCTGTATAGGAAGGTGATATTGCGTTTGGATAGATCTATATGTTGGGTACGGCTGGGGATGATGAATCTGACTTTGCTGGGGCATAGGAAATCATGTATAATCCTAAAGGATATAACATGTATGCACTACCAAATGTGTTTGATAAATTTAACCAAGGACGAAAAGACTTTGTATTCTTCTTTCCTGGATATATTAACAGGAAGGATTGTATGAATAAAGATGGAGTATCTGATGTAATTAGTGCTCTTATATAGATTTTAAAGAACAGATTTAGAGTTAAATATAACTCATCTGATCCTAATACAATCATTAAAACCATTGCTGAAATACCTATTACTCCCGCTGAAGCTATTGTCAAAGTTGGAGTAAATATGTTTCCAATGGCTGATTTGACTGAACGATTAGTTCAATTAGATACTAATCCTAGAGAATATGATGATGTATTTGTAGGTGAATTAGCTTTAGGTAAGACTGGAGAAATTGAATTTAGGATTAGTAATGAACTACCAATACGAGAATTTCCACACAAGGACAATAAAATTCATGGAGCTTTAGAGATTTATAAGATGCCTGAAAAGGATAAACAAGGTAAGATTTTTGCAAATAGATATATATTGAGTGCTGACCCATATGATGATGATGCTGCTGATACTTTATCTTTAGGTTCTATATTTGTATTAGACTTATGGACAGACAATTACGTTGCTGAATATACAGGCAGACCTTAGTATGCTGATGACTTCTATGAAATGGCTAGACGACTTTGTCTATTCTACAATGGACGAATGAATTATGAAAATAATAAAAAGGGTCTATTTGCTTATTTCTCAAGGATGAATAGTTTGTATCTATTGACAGATATATTAGACTTTCTAAAGGATAAAGATATGATTAAAGGAAGTGCATTTGGGAATAAGGCTAAAGGTACTGTGGCTACAGCTCCTATAAATGCGTATGGAAGAACCCTTTTACGAAATTGGTTACTCAAACCTATTGTTAGAGTTGAGTTGATTGATGGTGAGGAATAGGAAGTCACTATGCCTAACTTATTCAACATTAGATGTAGAGCACTGATTAAAGAACTTATAGGATATAATTCTGAAGGTAACTTTGATAGGGTGTCTTCTAATATAATGCTGATGCTTCTAAGAGAGGATAAAATGATTATGTATAATGGAAATCTACTTTCATCCCGATCTGATGAGTCAGAAGCAAGCTATTTAGGGAACGATTAGTTCTTTAAAGTTAATTATGATTAGAGATTTGGAGATGTATTTAATAAAAAGTAATGGTGTGTATAAATAAAAAATTTATAGTATTGCATATATTGTATTTTTTACCTAATTTTGCATAGACTCAAAATAATATATTATGTCTGGTTTAGTAAACTTTCCACCACAATAGTTACCCTTTAGTAAGAAGAATAAAGAATGGAGGCGCAAATGCGTCAAATGGGCAGATTCCAAAACATTCTTTAATTATAGTCTTGTAAGAAAGACTGTCATTCACAAAAAAATCAATTATGATTTACTGAATGGTAAGATACATATGTCTGATTTAGAATTAGTTCTGAATCCAGAGAATGTGAGAGCTGGTTATGTGCCAGACAAAATTCAACATTACCCTATAATCAATTCAAAATTGAATGTACTTAGGGGAGAGGAATCAAAACGATTATTTGATTTCAAAGTTGTTGTGACTAATCCTAATGCAATCTCTGAAATTGAAGAGAATAAGAAGAAACAAATTGTATAGAATCTCTAGCAATTGGTTTCAAATAACTCATAGAGTCAAGACGAATATGATTAGTCACTCAATAAAATGAATGACTATTTCACATACGACTGGTAGGATATGAGAGAAGTTAGGGGTAATGCGTTATTGAATCATTATATAAAAGAGTATAATATTCCATTCTTATTTAATCAAGGATTCATGGATGGTATGATTACTGGTGAAGAAATTTATCAGTGTGATATTATAGGTGGTGAACCAACTCTTGAAAGAGTTAATCCATTGAAAATCAGAGTGTTTAAATCTGGTTATTCAAATAGAATTGAAGATGCTGATATTATATTAATAGAAGACTATTGGAGTCCTAGTAAAGTTATAGATACATTCTATGATGTGCTTACCAAAAAGGATATTGATTATATTGATAAGATGCCCGACCATGTAGGATAGGCTGCAGTAGATTCTATGGATAATATAGATGAACGATTTGGTTATGTAAACAATAATATGGTTGGTGAAGAGTTATCTAGTAATGGATTTTACTTTGATCCAATGAATCTATTTTCAGATTCTATATCTAATACATTACTTCCATATGATTTGGCCGGCAATTTGAGGGTTGTCAAAATGTATTGGAAGTCTAAAAGAAAGATTAAAAAGGTTAAATCTTATGATCCTCAAGATGGGTCAGAGGTATTTACCTTTTACCCAGAGACTTATGAAACTAATAAGGACATGGGTGAAGAAGAATTTATATATTATATTAATGAAGCATGGGAAGGTACTCATATTGGTGATGACATATATGTAAATATGCGTCCCAGAGTAATTCAATACAATAGATTAAGTAATCCATCGAGATGTCATTTTGGTATTGTTGGATCAATCTATAATTTAAATGATAGTAGACCATTCTCTCTTGTAGATATGATGAAACCATACAATTACTTATATGATGCAATTCACGATAGATTAAATAAAGCAATGGCTGCTAATTGGGGTAAAATTGTATCCTTAGATTTAGCTAAAGTTCCTAAAGGATGGGATGTAGAGAAATGGATGTATTATGCAAAAGTGAATCATATCTCTGTAACAGATAGTTTTAAAGAAGGTAATATTGGTGCTGCTACAGGAAAACTCGCTGGAGCCATGAATAATGCTTCTAACGGAGTGATTGATGCAGAAACAGGTAATTACATAGAACAACAAATAAACCTCTTAGCATTCATTAAAATGGAAATGGGAGAGGTTGCTGGTATATCACCATAGAGAGAAGGACAAGTAAGTAATAGAGAAACTGTAGGTGGGGTTGAAAGATCTAATCTGCAATCCTCACATATAACTGAATGGTTGTTTGTTATACATGAAGATGTAAAGAAAAGAGTCTTAGAAGCATTTCTTGAAACGGCTAAAATAGCATTGAAGGGAAGAAGTAAGAAGTTCCAATATATCCTATCAGACGGTTCCATGAAAATGATGGACATTGATGGAGATGAATTTGCTGAATCTGATTATGGGTTAGTAGTAGACAATGGTAATGGAATGCAATAGTTATCTGCTAAATTAGACACACTTGCTCAAGCGGCTTTATAGAATCAAACACTTTCTTTTTCAACAATCATGAAATTGTATAGTTCTAGTTCTATCTCTGAGAAACAAAGACTTATTGAAAAGGATGAAAAATCCATATAGGAAAGATAGGCATAGGCACAATAGGCAGAACAATAGGCTCAATAGCAACTGATACAAACACAGAATGAATTTAAGATACAAGAACTTCAATAGAAGGAATCTGCGAATATAAGAGATAATGAAACTAAACTTTTGATTGCACATATTGGTGCAAATGCAAATGCAGAACCAGTTGATGATGGAATTCAAGAACCAGAAGAATACTCATAGAAAGATAAAGATGTCTTATACGAGAAAATTCGCCAATTTGATTTGAAGTTAGCACATGATAAATAGGTTCACACAGATGATGTGAATCTAAAGGAGAAGGATTTGGCTATTAAGAAAATACAAAAGAAAACAGTAAATAATTTATATGGGAACAATAATTGAAAAAATTGTAAAATCTAGTTATCCTCCTGATAACATTAATGTGATGTGGTTAAAAGAAGGGCCTATTGAAAATACATTGTGGGCTTTTGGAGATACTGGTTGGGAAAAAGTAGCTCTCACAGAAAGAGAAATTAATGATATTTTAGTGGAAATGAATACTGCTAAAGATGACGCATTATAGAGCGAAAATAATGCACATAACCACGATTTAAGTGCAGGAACACATGAAACGAATTCAGGTATAAATGCATAGACCGCAACTACACAAGCGGGGATTGCAACAACTAAAGCAGGAGAAGCAAGTGCTGACCGTATTTTAGCACAGACCGCACAGACCGCATCCGAAACAGCCCAAGGCATTACCGAAGACGCAGAAGCCCAAACATTGCTTTATAGGGATGCAGCCGCAGCGATTGTTTCAGGTGGGCCGAAAGGCGTCTATGCGGATTTAGCGGCTTTAAACACGGCAGACCCCGACCATGCTTATACTTACGTCACTATTGATGATGGCAAGTGGAATTATTTCAGTGGTGCAGCTTTTGAGGCTGGGGGTGATTATCAGACGGCTTTGGGGGTTGAGCAAACGGTTACTACAAGTTTAGTGAATGTACCGTGTGGAAATGCGGTGAATGTTATGTGGGATACCCAATACCCATGTTTCGCAAGATATAATAGCGATTTAAGCACATTGGACTCATTGGGGCCAGATGGTATAATACGTAGAAGGGAGTACTATAAGGCATTTAAACAATTAAATCTTATCGGATTTGATTCTTCGCTACCACATAAGATTAAATTGTTATTTATTGATTATTCCGTTGATCATTATTATCGCATAATTATTTCGGCTTTTTCGGGAGGATCTTGGTCTGACGTTTTCGATACGGGGTCTAAAACAAAGGCTTCATTGGGTATTGTTGATGGGGTTGCATTTATTTGGGATGCGACGGTAGGCGTAAAACGTATGATCGCTCAAATAGATTTTGATGATTTACCCTTAAATACAGCATTCAATTTAAATGCGACAGAACCGGACTTAATTATTGGTAATAATTGCTTTAAACAAAGCCCGTTATTAACGCTTGGAACATCGATACAAGAACCCGCAAGCCAAAAAACTTTATCGGACAATTTTACAAAATTAGCAGATAATACATATCAATTTAAAAATGCTGATTTAGCGGCGAACGTTGGATATACATCCGGTTGGTTTTTATATACCAATGGAGTAGAGACTTCTAATGCTGGGTATGATTTAACTGGATATATCAATATAAAGGGGCAAGCAAACATAACGGTTAGCGGGCACTCACCGAATGATAATACATATTTATGTTTTTACGATAAATATTATAATACATTGCCGACAATGTACGAAGCGGGTGCGGCAAATGCTACGCTCACAAGACCTACGAGCGCAGTTTATTTACGGGGGTCAGTATTGACGGGTGCAAAATTAGTGGTCATTGCCAATTATGATTATGATATTCTTTCTGAAACTATAGAGGATGCCAATAAGACTAAATTTTTAGTATCTGAATATTGTAAAGCCATTTTTGATACGGCTATCTGTATTGGCGATAGTATCACGGCCGGTGTACGTGATCATGTAACGTTCCCAAATCAATCATACCCTCATTATTTAGCGAAACTGACAGGGTGGACGGTTGAAAATTCAGGAGTTGGGGGGTACACGCCTAAAACGTGGTATTTAAATAAGTTTGCACTTTATGATTATGCAGACTACGATGTTGCGGTTATTCATTTGGGAGAAAACGAAGGACTAACAGATACTATTGTGGCTGATACGGTTTCTGGAGATTATAATACTTACGCTGACACGAATACGGGTACCTATTGTAAGATTATTGAAGCAATGTTGGCGCAAAATGCCAATTTGAAAATAATGCTCCTCTCAAGAATACCAGGGAGTACAAGCGGAACGGGAACATGGGATGTTGTTTACAAAATTGGGGCAAAATATGGTATTCCTGTTGTCAATTTTACGGAAAACGATATTGATGTTTTGACAAATGCGGACTACCACCCCGATTTGCCCGGCGATAATACACATTTTGGAACAATCGGGTATTTGGCATTGGCGAATGTTGTGTTTAAATCATTGGTAAAATATATATTTGATAATAAAAGCCTTTTTTCAGCGTATAAGATGAGTTGAGAATATCTAATTAAGAATTTAAAAGTAGCTCACGCCATCCACACGCCAAAAATAAACTGACCCAATATGCCCAAATCCTCAACCCTCTCCACCCTCGCCCAAACTTGCATCTCTGAAATTCATGGAGCAATGAAAGCGGCTGGGTTTATTAATTAATTTAAAATAAACTATGAGTGGGGAAATCTACTCATAGTTATAAACTAAATAAAATAAAATGAAAAAAATACTCGATTTCATAAAAAAATATTGGAAATGGGTTAGTATAGGTTTATGTGGTTTATTAATATTCATCACATTTACCTGTAGTAATGCAAATTATAAATAGACTTAGAAATTACTCTTTTAGACAGAATTATAGAATGCTACACAAACGTTAAGGGATTCTATTACAGACGCAAATAATAAATAGTTGATAATCTTATAGGACAGTATTTAGAAAATAGAAAAAGCTAAGAGTGATGCAGCTAAAAAGAAAGCAGATTAGTGGGAATCTAAAGCGAATGGTTTAAATAAATAGAACTAGGGTCTATAGAAAAAAGTAAAAGATCTCTTGACTCAATATGGAGACTCCTTAGATGCAGGTTGTATAGAAGTAGTTAATGCATATCAGAATTAGGTAGAGGGTCTTATAGATGAGAATTATGCCCTTGGAGAGGCAGTTAATGAATTAGATTTAGTAGTTACTGCAGATAGTATAGGATGGGGTTCTTGTAACAAAGAGAATCTTATAAAAGATTAGACAATTAAAAGTAAAGTGGATTTACTGAAAGTTAGAGAAGATTTAAACAATGATTTGAAGAAACAATTAACAAAACAAAATAATTGGTTCAATAAGAATAAAGGATGGATAGGATTGGGTACGGGAATAGTTTTAGGCATATTAATTACCAAATAAACTAATCTTATAATTTTAAAACACTTATAAAAATGAGGACAATATGACGGCAGCAGAGAAAGCTCACAAAGAATTATAGGATGCTTAGGATAAAGCATTAGACGTAATAGGTAATGCAGCTACAAAGGCTGCTTCAGTTATAGCTAATGCCGCTGCAGAAGCTTTAAAAGTAACTAGTGTAAAAGGGTCAGATGACCACGATTTACTCATTAAATTGAGTACATAGATTGATCGACTTAGTGAAGATATCAAAGAACTAAAAAGTGGTACATCTAAACGAATTGATGATTTAGAAAAAGACAAAGCCGATAAGAAGGAATTTGATGATTTGAAAATGGATTTATATACTACAAGAGAAAAAAGAATTCGCTCTTTAGAAAACAAAGTTGGTAATTTTTGGGTAACAGTTTCTTTATATTCTGTAGCCCTTGGAGCATTAGCTACAGTTTTAATAATGCATTTACTTAAATAAATATGAGTCATTTAAGTGAAAACTTTTCAATAGAAGAAGCAACCAGATCTAGTAAAGCAATAGAATTAAAGATTGATAATTCAATGCCTAAACTAATTGAGAAAGATGCAGATTGGTTTGCAGATACAGTGTTATAGCCAATTAGAACTAGAATAGGAATTCCATTTGATATAACCTCTTGGTACAGATGTCCTAAACTGAATAAAGCAGTTAAAGGGGTTTCTAATTCTGCACACTTATCTGGGACAGCTATTGATGTGGGAATTAGAGGTAAGACTACTAAAGAAGCTTTTAATCTAATTCTATTGGCTCTAAAGGACTTACATATCTCATTTGATTAGTTAATTGCTGAAAAGAATACAAAGACGGGTGTGACATGGGTACATTTAGCATCAAAAAAGAAAGGAAATAGAAATCATTCCTTTTATTTGAATGTATAAATAAATAAAAAATTTATATGAGTATAAATTTAATCCTTAGTGTATTGCTTAGGATTAGATTTTTACTTACCTTTGTTTTCAAGTTTTAAATTTAAAGGAGAAAAAATGGAAGAACTGGATTTGAATAACATTCTTGAAGCAGACGAGATTGAAAATCTGTTTCAGGATTAGGAAATTGAGGATACCCAACCTGACAAAGAGGGTAAAGAAAAAGAAAAAGAAGTAACTACTGAGGTTGATGTTGAACAATTGTTTGACGCTAAACCAGAGAGCGTAGGTGGTGAAGATAAAGAGGACAAGGGGGATACTGATTCTGACAAGGATAAAAGTTCTTCTCCTAAAAACTTCTACTCTTCCATTGCCAAAGCCTTGAAAGAAGAAGGTATCTTCCCTGACCTTGATGACGAAGCATTGTCTAAGATTTAGACCCCAGAGGATTTTGCAGAAGCTACTGAGAAGTAGATTCAAAGTAAATTTGATGAGAGGTAGAAACGAATAGATGATGCACTGAATGCTAACATTGAACAAGATGATGTAAGAAAGTATGAAGGTACTTTGTAGTACTTGGATTCAATAAATGAAACAGCAATTACAGATGAGTCAGAGGTAGGGGAAACATTAAGAAAGCAATTGATTTATTAGGACTTCCTGAACAGGGGGTATAGTAAAGAGAGAGCTACTCGTGAAGTGAGTAAATCCATGAATGCGGGAAGTGATGTTGAAGATGCTAAAGAGGCTCTGAGCAGTAACAAGGACTACTTTAAGACTGAATATTAGAGTCTTATTGATGAGGCCAAACAACAGGAAGAATAGAATACTTAGACAAGAAAAAAACAAGCTGAGGATCTAAAGAAATCAATCTTAGAAGATAAGAATTTCTTTGGTGAACTACAGATTGATAAGACAGTTAGGCAAAAGATATATGAAAATATAAGCAAGCCTGTCTTTAAAAACTCAGATGGTGAATTAGTAACAGCTTTGTAGAAATATGAATCTGAAAACAAAACTGAATTCATTAAAAATCTGGGATTAATCTTCACATTAACAGATGGTTTTAAGAACCTAGACGCTCTCGTAAAAGGTAAAGTAAAGAAGGAAGTGGGTAAAAGTTTGAGAGAACTTGAGAATACCTTTAATAATACTGCTAGAGGAGCTGATGGTAATTTAAAATTTGTTACAGGTGTAGATGAAGATACAGAATCCTTCATAGGAAAAGGATGGAATATTGACGCGTAATAAAACACAAAACAAATAAAATTTCTAAATCAATAAATTATGGCAGGTAAATTGGGTAAATACCAAATGGTAGGATTCCAACATTGGAAAGGTTGACCTTACGTTAAGCCTCCCTACATGGTAACATGCAGGTAAACATCGCGCAAAATCGGTGAAACCCTTCTACAAATGGGCAATACCGAGGTAAACTACACCCTAATAAGTGTAGCCACCGTAACGCATAGAAGATGAAACTATTTATGAAAACAGGATTTATTTACATTATCAGGAACAATTCTAACAGCAAAGTTTATGTGGGTTAGACAAAAGTAGACATGAAACTCAGATGGAAAGAACATTTGAGACACAGTGATTATGGAAGTCAACTTATAAACAGAGCAATGAAAAAACATGGGAAGGAAAACTTCTACATGGATTTATTAGAGAATTGTTTATTAGAAGAAATTGATGAAAGAGAAGTCTATTACATAGACTTATTTGATTCAACAGATAAGACAAAAGGATACAATGTAAGTATTGGTGGTAACACACCAAGGTTTAAAAGACAAATCATCGACACAGAATTACTATTGGATTTATACTTGAATTAGAATTGGACTCTTGAGAAATTGGGAGAACATTTCAAAGTCACAAGATATATAATCTATACAGAGTTAATTAATCAAAAAGTCGAGATTAGAAAAAGGGGATTAACTAATTGTAAATACAATACGATTAGCAAGTCTGAGATCCTAGAGTTATTTAACAATAACTTTAGTATGAGATCTGCAGCAAAGCAAGTTAATATGCCTTATTCTACTTTTAGGAAATCATGTTTATATCATCAAATAGAATATAAGCTTCCACGAGTGCACGACACCCTACTGGGGTGAAGATATATGCTGAGCTTACAAGATGATAAATTGTAAGAAGTAGAGGATAAAAAGCCTTTACGATAACAAATGTTAACTAAAGACAATCACTTAGGTTCAATTTTTCAGTTGGCTCCCCAAAAAGCAACTAACCTCATGGTATAGTTGTTAGCTTATTACAGAGGTAAGAGTCTGGATACATTCCTGAATCAATTTCCTACAAGGGAATTTGAGGATGATAGTGAATACTATTGGGATGTAATTGGTTCCTCTCGTAGGAATATTCCTCTAGTAGAAGCACGAGATGAAAATGGTGTAGTTGTTACATCAGCTTCTAGCAATTCAGGGGTAGGTACTGCTCCGTTCTATCTAGTATTCCCAGAAGATTGGTTCGCCGATGGTGAAGTAATCGTAGGTCACTTGAATCAGATCTATCCATTCCGTATCCTTGGTGATGCACGTATGGAAGGTACAAACGCTGTCTATAAGGTTGAACTTATGGGTGGTAACACTACAGGTTGTCCTGCAGAACGATTGCTTTCGGGTGAACGTTTCTCTATTGACTTTGCTCCTGTAGAAAAAGAATTCTCTAGAAAAGTTGGTGATGTTAGGTTTACCTCTCCTGTCTCTATGCGTAATGAGTGGTCTCAGATTCGTATTCAGCACAAGGTTGGTGGTAACATGCTTAACAAAAAACTTGCAGTAGGTATTCCTATTACAAAACCCACAGATAGTGGTGGTTTGACTAAGGATATTGCTACGATGTGGATGCACAATGTAGATTGGGAAGTAGAACAATAGTTCTCTGAATATAAAAACAATGTACTTGCTTTTGGTACTTCTAACAGAAATTCCAATGGTGAATATATGAACTTTGGTAAGTCAGGTAATGTCATCAAGACTGGGGCTGGTTTGTTTGAACAAATGGAAGTTGCTAATACTATGTATTACAACACCTTTAGTTTGAAACTACTGGAAGATGCTTTGTATGAACTATCTGCTGCTAAACTTGATTTTGGTGATCGTTACTTTGTAATTAAAACTGGTGAACGTGGTGCTATTGCATTCCACAAAGCTGTATTGAATGTTATCTCTGGTTGGACTCAGTTCATGTTGGATAATAGTTCTATTGGTGTTATTGAAAAAGTTCAATCTAAACTTCACTCTAATGCTCTATCTGCTGGATTCCAGTTCGTTGAGTATAAGGCTCCCAATGGAGTTCGTGTTAAGTTGGATGTTGACTCTTTCTATGACGATCCAGTTCGTAATAAGATCTTGCATCCGCTTGGTGGTGTGGCTATGTCCTATCGTTATGATATCATGTATATCGGTACAATGGACCAACCCAATATCTTCAAATGTAAGATTAAAGGTGACACTGAATATCGTGGATATCAATGGGGTTTACGTAATCCTTTCACTGGTCAAAAGGGTAATCCTTATATGTCCTTTGATGAAGATTCTGCTGTAATACACAGAATGGCTACGTTGGGTCTTTGCGTACTAGATCCGACACGAACAATGTCTTTGATTCCTGCTGTATTGCAGGCTTGATAATTAACCAAAGGGGAGGGAGTTACTTCCTTCCCCTTATTTTTTAAAATTTTAGGAGAAATGGCAAAAGAAAAAATGGAAGAAAAAGTAGGGTACGAGGAATAGAATTTCATCGTAGATGATATCGTTGCGGAGTTACCCTTGCAAATGGTTCAAAGTGAAGAACCTATTAAAGTGAAAGAAACGTATAAGAAGTCTATACCAGTTGTAGAACAAGACGTGTTGTTGAATTGTTTAAGGAACGAAAGAGTCATTGTAAGACACATTCCTAAAGAAGGTGGTATGGTAGGTCCAAATCCTAAACATATCCTTTCTGGGGGCATGGCTGAGAGTGCAGTGAGGTATTTTACAATACCTAGACTATCCTCTGGGATGTATGTAAATGTACTAACAGATGATGAGAAAACTTATCTAGAACAAATCATGGGTCTTGAATATAATGCTTTAAGTATTTATAAGAAAGTAGATAACTATTGGGATAATTTTATGGTACGTCTTACTAAGTAGGACAATCTGTTTAATCTAATGGACCCAGATGATTATATTCGATACAAAGTACTCTTGGCAAACAAAGATATGATTGCACCTTCCCTATATGCATTACAAGATGCACCTAAAGCAACGTATCAATTTGTAATAATTATAGAAGGGGAAGAAAATAAAACTGCTAAAGACAATATGAGTACTACAATGAAGTGTTATAAAGAGTTTGGTAGGATTGAAACAGAAGCTGATGTATTGCGAGTGATTGTAGAAACAATGTCTAATAGACCTCTATCCGTAAATGAAAAATTGGATTCGTTACATACGAAGATAAACAATTTGATTCAAGGTGATAGTAAGTTGTTCTTAAAGATAATTACAGATCCTTTACTTAATACAAAAGTTTTAATCAAGAAAAGTATTGAAGCTGGTATGATTTCTAATAGAGGTAATTTCTTGTATCTACGAAGTGACAATAGTCCTTTATGTGAACACAACGAAGAACCCACATTAAATATTGCAGCTAAATTTTTAAATAATCCCAAGAGACAGGATATTAAATTCTTGCTTGAGGCTAAATTAAAACAATAATTATGACTACGGGAGAATTCTCAAACGAATTTGATCTACTCTACAATAACATAATGAGTAACTCTGCTCCTGGATTAAATGAATATGAAAAATCTGTATTCCTTACTAAGGCTTAGAGTGAAATCATATTCAATCATTTTAATCCAAATGGCAATAAATATAAAGAGGGTTTTGATAATTCTCCTAAAAGACAGATAGATTTTTCTGAATTGATTATGCAATCTGGTAATATAGTAACAGGTGTGAATGCTTCTGGAACTATTGGTGGAGTCTATTTTTACGCTAGAGAAGCTGGTACACTTGGTAATTCAATTACAATAACAACAACTATTACTAATGGAACTCCTTCCGCATCAGTCACAGGTACAGCAATTACATTAAACTGTAGTGCTACTGCAACTATTGCAACGATTAAAGGATTGTTAAATGCTGAAAGTCTTATAAGATATTTATTGAATGTTGATAAAACAGTAATCACAACTACTCCAATATCAGCGACTGGACCTACTGCATTGACTGGTGGAACTGCTACAAGTGTAACTCCGTTTGATTTAAGAGGTCAAATATTTGTATTACCTGCTAATGTTCTTTTAATTCTCAATGAAGTTTATACAAATAATTCTATAACTTATAGAGTTGTTCCAATAGACTATCAAGAATACGATAGATTAATGTCTAAACCATTTAAGGAACCTTTGAAATATCAAGTATGGCGACTTATTAAAGATGGTGCAACTGCAGGTATTCCTAATATAGAAATCATTCCTCATACTGGAACAGCTATTAATTCTACTTATAATGTTAGATATATCAAAAGACCTTAGCCAATCATATTAGTAAATCTGACAAGTGTATATGATGGTTTGACTATTGATGGAATCACAACTGTTACAGAATGTGAATTGAATCCAATAGTACACAGAGAAATATTAGATAGAGCTATTGAAATAGCTAAGGCTGCTTATATAGGCGATCTAAATAGTACAGTACAACTTAATCAAAGAAATGAATAATGACCACACAAGAATTTTCAAACGCATTTGACACTCTATTAAATAGTTATAGAGACATAAAGAACTTTGGTAATACCACAAGTCCTTATTCTCTAGAGCTCGATGAATATGAGAAGTCAATTTTGCTTACACAAGCTCAAGATATAATTGTAAAATCTTATTTTGATAGAACTCTTAATCCACAAGGTTAGGGTTTTGATGAAACAGAACGTAGATAGATTGATTTTTCTGAATTGATTACTATTAATAAACCTAGTATCAAAGGTACTGTTGGGGGTATTACATTAAGTTCTCCAAACACATTATACACCTTTAAAGTAAATGCTGCTGGTACTGAAGCTGTTCATAATACAAGTAATGTAATTACAATTACTCCCGCTTCAACTGGGGGGACAATATCTACATTATAGGCTAAATTTATTACAGAAGGTATTACTGATGTTACAGTAATTGCATTAGGCACACTAACTGTTGTATCAACGGCAATTAAATTGGCTTCATCTGAAATAAGATATGATGATAGAAGTAGTTTATACTTAATGCCAACTAATGTTTTATTCATGTTAAATGAAAAAATCATAAGTGGCACAATCACTAAGAAAACATATATTATAGTTCCGATAAATTATAAAGAATATGATAGAATGATGTCTAAACCATTTGGTCAACCTTTGAAAAAATAGTGTTGGCGATTGTTTTAGAATGTATCTGGAATAGATTTATATTCAGAATTAATTCCAGTAATAGGTGTTACAATAGATGATTATATTATTAGATATGTAAAAAGACCAAGACCTATTGTTTTAACTGATTTAACACAAGGTACTTATAGTTCAGGACTAACAATTGATGGTGTAGTAGTTACAACAGAATGTGAATTGAATCCTATCATCCATGTAGATATATTAAACAAAGCTGTTGAACTTGCTTTCTCAAGATTTGGAGCATCTCCTAAAGAACAAAAATAATAAATTATGACAACACAAGAGTTTTCTAATGAGTTCGATTTGTTACTAGACAGTTATAAAAACTCTAATGAATTTACAAGTAAAGATTCAAGTTCTAGTATTGAATTCAACGAATATGAAAAGTCTGTATTTTTAACTCAAGCTCAAGAAGACTTAGTTAAAAACTTATACAATGGATACAATGTAGAATAGCAATCTTTTGAAGATACAGAAGAAGCTAGAAAATATTTAGCTAATTTTATAAAAACTGTTGTTATAACTACCAAGACTACTGGTAAGACAGGTGTATCTGCTAATTCAGTATTTTATACTGTACCAGATGAGGTTTTATTCATTACATATGAATCTGTAAAATTTGATACTACAAATGCCCCTTCTTGGATCAATGGTAAAATTGCTTCAGTAGTTCCTGTTAAACAAGATGAATATTTTAAAATATCAAATAGTCCTTATAAAGGAGCTAATAGTAAAAGGGTTTTAAGATTGGATATTGATCTTGTAGTAGTTGAAATCATTTCAATATACGGAATATTATCTTATACTGTGCGATACCTTGCAAAACCAAATCCAATTATAGTAACCATACTTCCAACAGGATTATCTATCAATGGTTTGGCTGTAGTTACAGAATGCACAATGAATCCTATATTACATAGGGAAATATTAAAAATGGCTGTAGAGTTGGCTTATAGAAGCAAATTATAGACAGCAACAAAATAATTTTTTATTGTTTAATTAAATATTTATAAAACATGGCTACATTTAGCTCAAATCAAGTTCGTCAACTTTATGTTGCAAAAACGTTACAGTCTGATATCATATCGACTAGTACTGCAGGTGATATCGCAGTAAAGTATGATACCGCAAAGACTAACACGTATTTTAAATACATGAGTCCAGGTGGACAAACCCGCAGTGATTTAATCCCAACTGCAAACATTCTTTCTGTAAAAGTTACAGATGCTGATAAACTTAAAAGGGGTTTGAAGAAAGTTACTCTTACTCTAGATTCTACTGTTAATAGTGGCGCTCCTATTGCTGGACAAGATTATATCTTGCGTTTGGCATTTAGAAATTACGTTGGATTGTCTGAAGAAGATCAATACTTCAAATATGGTGCAGTTCACGCTGTATCTGGAATGACTGCTGCTACATTCTATCAAACAATGTTGACTTCTCTTACACAGAATTTCTCTCGTGAAACTGAACAGATGCTATCATTTGCATTGGCTGGTGATATTGCTACTAAAGCAATGACTACCAATACCGATGTAACAATTACTGCTAAAAATGCAGGTGTTCCTGGTAATTCTATTACTCTTGCTATTGCTTCTGTTGCTGCTGGTGCTGCTGCTGTTACTGTTACAGGTAATGCAATCTCTGTAAGTCTTCCTGCTGCTGGTAAAACAATTGCCCATTTGAAAGCCGCTATTGCTGCTTCTAATGCTGCTAATGCGCTGGTTACTATTACTGGTACCGACGCTACTGTTCTAGTTGCTGAGGCTGCTGTTACATTGGCTGGTGGTACTAACACAGGTATTCTAATCACAGAAGTTCCACAAGAATGGATTCTTGGTACTTTTGAATAGGTTCCTGTAAACTTTACAGTAATGCCTACTACAGTTGTATCTAGTGGTGATGAAGTAATCTGGGGTACAGTTACAATTGAAACTCCAACAACTTATATTTACAATGGCAAGAAAACTGCTGATTTGGAATACTTTGCTGCAGGTGAAAAAGGAGATCAATATCGTATGATTGGTTGGCCTAATGTTATTAGAACTACTTACTTGGTTGATCCAGCAGTAGCTTATAATTACATTGATATCCATTACTTCTATGCAGGAAGTGGAGAAGGAGTTCAAAAATCTGAAAAGGATATTACTTTGGTAATTCCTAAAGTAGGTGCTACTAATTCGGCTAGTAATGTATTGACAAACAGTGTTATAGCTGTTCTAGAAACTGCTACTGGATTGACAATTGCTGATCTCGGTACAGAATCTTGATAATAAATAAGGGGACTCACAAGGTCCCCTTAATTGTTTAATTACTTGACCTATAATAATAATACTAATAGATACTAAATAAAACATTAATGTTCTTGCATATATGAAATTTTATTCATATCTTGCAGGAATTTGTTATTTAAACTAATTTGTAATACATATGAGCACATTTAAAGAAATTGTGTACTTAGCTCTAGAAGAGCTTAAATTGACTTCTGATGATAGTTACTACACAGAAGACCATATTCTATTCCTCTTAAATAAGTATAGAGCCTTCTTACTTAAATAGAGATATAGTGATATAAAGAAACAAATGCCTGAATCTAATTATTAGACTATAGGATTGACACTGGCAAATGCAACTGTATCTGGTACAACTTATTTAAAGAGTAGTGCTACAATCCCTTATTTGATGTAGATAGGTAATCCTAGAGTATACTCAACAGATTATTATACAGGAGACATTGCTTTAGTTAGTAGAGATAGGATGAGATATGTTGGAAACAATAGATTCTTATAGAAGATGATATATTGTTCTATACACCCAGATTCTTATATGTATTTTATATCTGCAACATCCTCAGTACTCACTTTAACCTCTGCTAATATTACAGCGGTATTTTAGGATTGTATTCAAGCAGCAAATCAACAAGATGCTACATCAGATATAATGGATAAAACATTTCCTATAGAAGAAGCACTTATATCTCCATTAGTTGAATTAGTTATGAAAGAAATCCTTGGAGTTAAATACATACCAAAAGATGATGAAAATAATGCATCTGATGATATGTCTAATATGCAAATGAAAAAATAATGGAATCACTGGAAGAGTATAGGAAGAAAATAATGCGAGTACATGATCCTAGAGAACATGAAATAAAAGGTTCTTATGGGGTTTAGGATGCCTATAGATTCTATATGAAATAGTGTAATGCTAAAAAAGAACCTTACTTAACATCAACTCAGTATTATAAGATAATACGTCTTACAAATAAATTGCTTGGTGAGTATATTGTGGACGGTGAAATAATCAAACTCCCATGTAGAATGGGTGAGATATTAGTAGGTAGATATACAGGTGGTCCTAGAATTGACAAAGATGGCAATTTAAAAATAGGGTATGCTGTAGATTGGAATAGAACTTTAGAATTGTGGCATGAAGATGAAGAGGCTGAAAGAGATAAGATTCTACTCAGACATGAAATTAAAGAAAAGGCTAAAGTATATCTTAGTAAGAGAAGTGCTCGTTTTGAAAATCAAACTTACTACAAATTCAAACTTGTGAGAATATTAAACAATCAAATAAAAAACAAATTAAAAGAAGGAACAATGAGTGGCTTCTTATTTAAACGACCCAATTATGGCTAACCAACAAACATCAATAAAAACAACAATGGATCGCATAATGTAGCATCCATTACTATAGGACATTACATTAGAACAGGTAATAGATATGACTGTTAACTTTATGAGATTAATGGGTACTCCTTCTATGTTTGAAGAAAAGGTTGCAACAGTAACTCTTGTAGACTACAGAGCCGACTTACCAATTGACTTCTATCAAGTAAATCAAATTAGATTTATTAATGAAGAAGGTATGTTTATGTTTAGACTTTCTAGTGATAGTTTTCATATGAGTGACCAACTTGAAGAAGTTATGGATTTGACTTATAAGATTCAAGGTTAGATGATATACACTACTGTAAAAGAAGGAACTATTGAATTGTCTTATAAAGCAATATCAACAGATACCAACGGATACCCCCTCTTACCAGACAATTCAAGTTTTAGTAGAGCCTTAGAATTATTTGTGAAGAAGAGTTGGTTTACCATTCTATTTGATTTGGGTAAGATTAGTTCTGCAGTCCTATAGAATACTCAATAGGAATATGCATTTGCTGCAGGCGATTGTCAAGCAGAATTTAATCGACTTAACTTAGATACAGCAGAATCATTCTATAATATGTATTCTTCTTTACTTATCAGAAAGCATGAGTATCAAAGGGGATTTAGAGATTTAGGTAAAAGAATTTAATTATGGCAATACAAGTAGCAAATTTTAAAACAATAGGAATGTAGAGGGATACTTCTGAATCAGCATTTGATTCTAAGTTTGCCTTTGAAAATATGAATATGCGTATTACTGCTAAAGATAGTAATACATTTTTAAGTCTCACTAATGAGAAGGGTACTTAGGTTATAACTACAACAGGTATAACAAGTATTCTAGGTTATCCTATAGGTTATTGTGTAATGAATGATACATTAGTACTCTTTACAACTTTAAATCTTACAGGAACCACTACATACAACACAGATAGAATATATGCTATCACTAATACTTCAACTACAAATACATTACACGTTGATGAATTATTTGTTGGTACATTAAGTTTTGATGTAACTCATCCTATAGAAACCATTCCATTCTACGAGAATGAAAACATTCAAAAGGTTTATTGGACTGATGCAAAAAATCAAATGCGATTCATCAACATTAAATCAACCGAGACTTTTACAAACAAATCTTTTGACTATGTTCCTACAATGCAACTAAAGGAAGTGGTTAGTATTACTAAATAGAATTCTGGTGGAACATTTCCTGCTGGAGTGATTCAGTATGCCTTTTCATATATAAACAATTATGGAGTAGAAAGCGCAATATTTCATACAACTCCTTTGTACTACTTATCTAACACTACTACAGGAGAACCTGCAGATGGTACAGTAACTAATAGTTTTGATATATCATTAACTGGATTAGATACAACTTTTGACAAGGTTAGAATTTATTCAATTACAAGAACTTCTGTTAATGGAACTCCTATAATTAAAAAAGTAGTAGATTTAAATGTAAGTGAAATAGTTATTTATACTGCAGAATTAAATAGTACCTACATGGGTTTTGAAGGGATGACTTTAAGTATTCCTAATTTAACAAATGTAACAATAACAGATACTGATACATCTACAGTATTAACACCATCAGAAGCTTTTGGGGTTGATTATCTGATTGGTAAAAATTTATTATTAGAATATGATGAAGCTACTCCTTTACACATAGATTTAGAAGTAGGTGGGGTAACTTATAATTTAGAATTACTAAAATGTCAAATTATATTAGGTTGTGATTATGGTACTACAGGTGGTGTAGCTGCAACAAGTGTGTTAGTTGGAAATACTGTAACGTTAACTTCTGTAAATAGATTAAACGTCTTAATAAATGAGTGGACGATTATAACACCAGGAGAATATGCTTCTGTTGATTTAACCAATAATGCTGGTATAACAGTAACTGCAAATACTGTAGGAGCATCTGGTGATTATATTACCTTTCGTATTGATTCAGTAACTGTAGGAGAACGTAATATTACTGTAAATAGTGGTACTCAAGTAGTTGTAAATTTACAAACAGGTGATACGAGTACCACATTAATATCTTTAGTCACTGGAGATACTGAAGCTAATGCTTTAATTACTGTTACTGGAACTCTTTCTGTTTTTAATATTGAACCAACACGTTATTTAAATGGTGGTATTGATGAACTTGCAAATTATGTAAGTATTATAAACCCAACACCAGAGGCTGCAGAAGAATCAAGTTTGAAATTTACAAATTTGACTTCTCATACACATTATGGAGTAATTACTTTAGGTAATTTGGAAGTTCCTATTAGTTTAGTTAGTATAAAAAGTAGAACCAATGTTATTACTGATAGAATTAGAGTTTATGGACCATATACTTTAGAAAGAGGTTTATCTAATTCTGTTATAACAAATATTACAATTGACCAATTTATAGAATATTGCCCGTATGAAATGAATTATCCTACTTTAACAGGAGGATTTCAGATTCTGGGCAATACTATTGTACAAGGAAATACTCAATTAAATCCTTTGGTAAAATATTATACATACGATTACGTTCCTGATTTTGGCGCAAACATTACAGATACTAATTATTTGGGAGAAACACAAACTTCTACAGGACTGTTGTATACAGGGGGAGAAAAAATAATTGCAGAAACACTTACTCAAAAAGATAATACACTCTTTTTAGGTAATATTGAATTGGTAAGAGATACTGCTGGAGATATTGTTGTAAGTGGAGTAACAATCAAAGATACTTTAGGAACTGGTCTTATTAATGATATTACCTTTTCTGAAAAATCATTAGCGTCTGGGACTCAAAATACAATTGTAAATAATACATCTCATTATCCATACGAACCATCCCGAACATTAAAATCTGATGACTTTAGTGCTAAGACGTTTAAGTATGGTGAATACTATAGATTTGGAATTCAATTTCAACATGAAACTGGTAAGTGGTCTGAAGCCATTTGGATTACTGATAAATAGAATACTGTATTACCTTAGACTACTAAAACAGGAACTACCAATTTTAATATTGAAATTAAAGGATCTAAAGCAACTTATACATTAGGTACTAGTATTATAAGTGGTTTAGTATCAATGGGTTATAAGAGAGCAAGAGGATTAGTTGTGTATCCAAATATAAATGAACGAAGAGTTATTGCTTAGGGAATTTTAAATCCAACAGTTTATTAGATTAAAGACAGACTTGCAAATACACCTAATGTTTAGTCTTCTTGGTTTCTTAGACCAATGAAACCCACAGCATTTGATGTAACTGGAGATTCACATTTAGCTAGTTTAGAAGGTGGTATAGTAGAATTTAGACCTAATAAATCTATTTCTGGTACAAAATATGTAAGTGGTATAGGAGTAATGTCAAGGGGTGGTGAAATAGAAAGTTTTAATACATCTAATATTACAGAAAATCCTCCAGTAACAAATACACCGTTTGATGCATTTTTACATTCAAGTGATTCTTATAGAAACACTGCGAATAATATTAATACTTATTATGGAGATACATATATAATCGATGGTGCTACACTTTCTTTTAATTCTCCTGAAATTGAATTTGATGAAAATTTATAGAATATTCCTTTAGATGGATTGAGTGCTAATATAATTGGTCTTACACATTTAACTGGATTTGTTTCAGAAGTTAGTGTAACTCCAACAAATGCTTATAGTCCTAATGCTATTGGATTTTATAATCCTGGAATAAAAGTATTTAATTGTAATGCGTCAACTGGTATTAATACATTAGCTGCTACTCCACTATGGTATGATAGTGTTACAAGTGCTGCTTATGGTAATTTTGTAGTATTTCCTTGGCAAGCATCTCGTGCATTTAATGATTTACCTAATACTACTGCAGGAGCACCTATAATGACTTCTAAACATAGTTCTAATTTAAGATTTTCTGCATTAAATACTTATTTTACCCCTTACGCATTTACAGATGGAATTACTACACCTAAAATATTTAGTTCTAATTAGAATGAAATTTTAACTATTGACTCACCTTTGAATTCAGGATTAACTGATTTTCTATATATGGGAAATGTTGATAAAATTATTCAACCAAATAGAAATTTAACCAATACTAATAGAACTTTATTTAAATTTGTGGTTGGTTCAAGTTTATCTAATTATGATTCTGCTACTCAGACTGGTGTTATGGTTCAAAGAGTTATTGGTGCAGATAGTGTAAATAATACAACATTAATTAAATATAAATGTGCACCCCATGCAATATTCAGTATTAACCAACCAAATACTACTACTATAAGAGTTTTACCTTCATTGAACGATGTAAATAAAGCTGTTACAGGAACAGGATTAGTGTATAATACAAATATCACATCTGTTGCTCAACAAAACATTAATGTAACTCCTAATTCTACAAATTATGGTGGTGGAGTATGGTTAGCGGATTTAACTAGACCTATAAATGTCGATACAATATTTGGTGGTAAAACCGATTCTGCATTTGAAAATAACTTATGGGAAGTTGGTGGATTAGCTGTATCTTTAGTAAATGAAAGTGGTGTAGCATTATCAACTCCTGTTGATGTTGTATTTACATCTGGTGATACTTATATTCAAAGACATGATTGTATTAGGACTTATCCATATAGTGTTGATGATGTATAGACCATGACTGAGATTGTATCCTTTTTATGTGAGACTAGAATTAATCTAGATGCCAGAACTGATACAAATAGAGGCAGAACTGATAATAGATTCATCACTCCTTTAAATACAAATTTATTAAACCCGATATACAGTCAAAAGGATAATTACTTTGTCTATAGAGGATTGAATTATGAGATGTTCTCATTAGATAACTTTCCAAACACATTCACCTGGACTTCTAAAAAAATTGCAGGTGAATTGACAGATACATGGACTAAAGTAGATATGATTAACACATATGATGCTAATGGTAAGTATGGTCCTATAACGGCACTAAGATCATTTAATAACGAGTTAGTAGGATTCTAGGATAAGGGATTGTTTAAGATACTTTACAATAGTAGAGTACAGGTGAATGCATCTGATGGAGTCCCAATTGAATTTGCTAATAGTGGTCAAGTAGATGGAATTAGATATATCTCCTCTAACGTAGGCACATCTAATAAATATAGTATCGTTGAAACACCAAATGGATTATACTTTATTGATGATATTAACAAATCAATCAATCTTATAAATGATTAGATAACTAATTTATCAGATAAACTTGGATTCAGATCTTGGAGTAATACTTATTTTACAGGACTAAGTGCTTGGAATCCTTATACTTATAAGAATTTTACAGGACACTACGATAGTGTAAATAAAGATGTTTACTTTGTTGGTGAAACAAAAGCATTGTGTTTCTCTGAATTGATAGGATAGTTTACTTCATTCTTCAACTATGAAAAAACTCCATATATTGTAAATCTGTGGGATGGGTTATATTCGATTAGAAGAGATTTAACTAATACTGTTACTAAATTGTGGAAACACAATGCAGGAACTTACAATTAGTTCTATGACAATATAGAACCTAGTCCTTTTTATACAACATTTGTAGTCAATCCAAACCCAACTCTAAATAAAGTATTTAATACTGTAGAATTTAGAGCAGATAGTTGGAGTACAGCAAATCCTAAAGTTCTTTAGAGGAATGTAGACTTTGGTAAATTGTCGGTTTGGAATGAGTATTAGTTAGGAGATCATACATTTGTAGTACATAATGGAATACCTTCTAATTTAAAAGAGAAGTTTAGAGCATGGAGAACTCCTGTTCCTAGAGTTAAATCAATTGTGTATCCATCTGTAGCATCTCCAAATCAAGATGATGGTGGTACACCAAATCCAAATCAACATGGTGTTGCAAATGGTTTATCTGCTGGTTTAGACAGACTTAGAGGTAATTGGGCATACATGCAATTATGGTCTAGTGGTGCTAATAACTATGAAACTGTACTACATGATATAAATGTATATTACAATGTATAAAGATTTTAATTACACATTGTTATTATTTTACATAAGTACTTGTATAATTAAATAATTTATTTTATCTTTGTATATAATTAATTTGTTATGACAACAAAAAGAAAACATATAAGAAAATCAAAGTCTAATTGCTTTGATTTAGGTGGTGGTATTGCAGGTGCATTAGGTGGAGTTTCTAGTCTATTCGGATAGGGGATTAACAACCTTAATGTGCCAACCACACAAAATAGTAAAATCAATGCATTGACTAATGAATAGTTAATGAGTTAGATGTAGAATTATAAACCTATTGAATTCCAATAGGCTAATGTAGGTGGATAGGCTTTAAGTGGTTTAGCTTCAGGGGCAAGTGCTGGAATGGCACTAGGCCCTTGGGGTGCTGCCATAGGTGGACTCATAGGGGGTCTATCTGGTGGGATTACTTCTATGATAGGAAATGATAAGAAACAACAATAGGAACAACTATTAAAAACTCAATAGATGAGAGCATTTAGTACTCAAGCAAATACTATAGGATAGAATTCATTTAATAATTCATTAGCACAATCTTTAGGATTAGGCGGTAAACTCTATGACTAGGGTGGAAACTTATACTCAGACCTACCCAATCAAGCTACTCACGGTGGCGAATTTGGCAATGGTGGAATTGAAATCAATACTGGTGGAACACATGAATAGAATCCTCTTGGTGGTATACCAATGGGAATGGGATAGAATGGTAAACCTAATCTTGTAGAAGAAGGTGAATTCAAATTCAAGGACTACATCTTTAGCAACAGACTCAAGTTTGACAAAGACACCACATTTGCAGAATAGGCTAAAAAGGATTCTAAGGAGTCATCTGAAAGACCTAATGATCCAATTAGTAAAAATGGGTTGGATAAGAGTATGAGTAAGTTGTAGGAGGATTAGGAAAAAAAGAAACAGACATCTGGTAAATAGGATGGAAATAGTTTTGCATGGGGAACTCCTCCTAGTGGATTGTTTGGTGTGATGCCTTATACTAATCAAGTAAATGGTAATCGTAACAATCCTTATGAACAAACTAATACACCATAGAGTTTAATAGTTGGTGGAGTAAATATGAATGCAATTGTTAATGGAACTAATCCATAGGCCAATCCTGTAGAATCAAAAGGTTTAACTCAAGATAACCTATTAAGATATGCTCCGATAGTTGCATCTGGATTAGCAAGTCTAACTGATGCATTAGGAGTAACTAATAAACCTGATTATGAATCTGTACAAGATTTATAGGGATTGGATTCATTGAATGTTAAAGGATCAAAATTGAGTGATTTTGTAAATTACAAACCCTTGGATACCAACTACTTGACTAATCAACTAGGAGCTAATGCTGCTGGTACTAGACAAGGTATGAGAAACATATCTGGTGGTAATAGAGCTACTTACATGGCTGGATTGTTAGGAGCAGATGCTTCATACAACCAAGGCTTAGGTCAATTGGGTAGATAGGCTGCTGAATACAATCAAGGATAGAAAATGCAAGTAGCTGATTTCAATAGAGGTACTAACCAATTCAATGCTCAATAGAGTAATTGGGAATAGGGGATTAATACTCAATTGAAAGAAGGCTCTATCAAAATGAAAACACAACTTAAAGCTGCAGCTAGACAAGAATCTAGAGGAGCTAAAATGAATAACTTAAACACATTTGTAGAAGGTCTAGGAGACTTTGGTAAAGAAAAAGATCAATAGGCTATGATTAACTGGATGATCTCTAAGAGATTGTTTGGTACAGTCAAAGCAAATGGTGGTAAACTAAATACTAAGAAGAAATAATATGGCAGCAAATTATCTAACAATAGGTGCTAAATTTAAACCGTACTCCTTTGAAGAAATGCTTAGACCTTATATGATGTATGGTCAAGCCTACAAAGAGTAGGAAATGGGTTTAGACGATTTAGCAAATAAATCTAGTATTTGGGAAGGATTAACTAATAACAATACAGATCCAATTGCTCATGCTGCTTATGAGAAATATGCAAATGATGTAAATGCACAATCTGCTCAACTAAGTAAAGAGGGATTGAATGCAACTAATAGACAACAACTCTCATAGCTTAAACAAAGGTATGGTCAAGAGATTGTACCTATTGAATAGGCTTATGCATAGAGGAAACAATTAATGGATGAAGATAAGAAGATGCGTCAATAGGCTACTCTAAGTGGTTCTGCATTGTATTCAAATATATCTAATCTATAGAATATGTCTTTAGATGAAATCATGAAGAATCCAAATATTGCTCCACAATATGAAACATAGGCAAGTCGTATTGCTAATTCTGCAAAAATGACTTAGTCATTCGCTAAATAGGAAAATGGATCTAGTAAGTGGGAAACTACTGCAGGTGGTCAATTAATGGAACGTAAGACTTCTATGGGACTAACACAAAAGGAACTTATAGATGCTGCTAATGGTAAATCTACTACTAGAGTAGAGAACCTAATTCAATAGGCTATGACTGCTTCTGCTTCTAACAAATGGGATAATGTTGATAAAGGCCAATTAAGAAGTGATGTGATTCAAGGATTGTATGCAGGTGTTGGAGATACCAGAAATGAAGTACAACGAAATGAAAATTACATGGATCCATTAAAATAGATGGAATATAAATATAAGCAAGCTCAAATAAATGCTTTACATGCTCCTTCTCCAATAGATTTACCTTATATTCCCATACCTAAAACAGGTATAGATCCTACTGTAGATAGAACAGGTGTAACAAAAGAAAGAGATTTCTTGAATAAAGTATTAGGTAATCCTGACTTTTTAAATACAAATATAGATAGTACTAAAAAATATAAGATGGATGAAAGAACTAAATTTATGTAGGATTGGGCATAGAAGTCTCCTTCAGCATATGGCTAGGATGATCCTACCCTTGCTGGTAGAACACAAAAATGGGAGCAACATAAAACTGATAGATTGAATGATACAACTGTTCCTACTAATAAAATAGCTCAACAGAATCAACAAGAATTAAAAGGGTTAATGCAAAAATATGGTGTTAATTCTATATAGGATTTGGCATCAAAAGTACATAATGCAGAATAGAGTACGGCTTTTGTAAGAAATAATTATCAATTTGAACTAAAAGACAACGATGTTGCTTTTACTAAAATTAAAGATAGATTTAATTCTTACTACGGAGCTAATGGAAACACAGGTATTTGGAAAGTAAATGGAAGTGGTGGTTTATCTAAAAGTACAATTAGTCAAGGAGATATGGATAAGATGTTTGATAAAACAAAAGGAGTACCTACTATAGTACATAACACAGATAATGATACATATGAATTTGTTAAGAATGGAGACAAATATGCATTTGATGTCAATGTTATTGATCCAAGTGGTAATATAAATTCAAACTTATCTGTCCTAAAGAAAATAAATCCTGTTACAAATAATATACTTGAGTCAAATCAATTTGATTATGCCTCTCAGCAATATACTAAAGTAGCACAAAATATGAATCTACACTTCGGTGAATTACTTAGGAATTTTCCTAAGACAGACGATAGTAGTTCAGATTTAAAACAATAATTAAAAATGAGTAATACAGCAGCAATTAATAATATTGAAAAAACAAATTAGAATAGTGGAGTTGGATTAAATGCAGATTTGGAGCAATAGAAAGCACTTGCTGATTTTAAAAGCAATCTTGATAATATTGTTAATTCTACTCGATTAGTTTCTACTAATAAAAACCAACTTAGTAATATAAGGAGTACAGATACTTTAAATACACCTTTTCAAAGAAATATTGGAGATTTAGATGTTGGTGAAAGCAGATATGATTCTGGTATAACCAGTGAACAATAGGTTAATAATTTAAATGAATCCAGAGCAGAACTTCAACCTTGGTATGATAAGATAGGTGCAGGTGCCATTAAAGGCACCTCACTTGCTGCTACAACCTTTGCAGATACATTTGCTGGAACAATTGCAGGGTTAATTAAAGGGGTATCAGAAGCAGGAAATGGAGACAATTGGAAGGGTGTTTTAGACAATCCTATAACTAATGGTTGGGATAATCCAATTACTTAGGGATTCAATAAATGGAATAATGGATTAGAGAAACTCTTACCTAATTACTATACAGCATAGGAAACTAAAAATAGAGAGAATGGTGAGTGGTGGAAAAATGTATTTACCGTTAATTTCATTGGTGATGTACTCCTAAAGAACACTGGATTTATGGTTGGTGCTGCATTGAGTGGTAAGGTTGTAGCAGGTGCTGCAGAAGGTCTTATGAAACTGGGTGAAGCAAGGAAACTATACGAAGGTTATTCTGTAATTGCATAGGATGGTAAAAAAGCTGAGAGTTTAGCTGAGAAGTTAAAAATGGTTGCTACTGGAGATGCTACTATAGATGGTAAAGCAATTGCACAAGATGCTTTAGATGCTGCTAAGAAATTAAGAACTGCTAATCAGTAGTTAAAAATAATTGGTGCTACTGCAGGAGCTATGGGTGAAGCTAGACTTGAAGCTGTAAACAACTCAACCTAGTTTGCTTAGAATTTAACTAATCAATTAAATCAATCTATTCCTCAATTAGAAGATGATGAATTTAAAAAGATTGCACAAGAGAATCCAGAAGCATTTGATGACAATGGTAATTTAACTCCAGAGGGTCAACAGGCTCTAAATCAACGAATTGAAAAGAGATATACTGATGGATTAGCTAAGATAGAAGAATAGAGAACTAAATATGGTAACAGAGATTTTTTAACTAACTTACCTCTATTAACTCTATCAGACTATGTATAGTTTGGTAGAAGTTATGCAGGTGGATATAAGAATATTGCTAGAGATGTAAACATAGCAGATAAGATAGTTGATGGAGTTAAGACTGGTTATGAAGCAGTTAAACCGTCACTACTTAAAAAAGCATGGGCTATTAGTAAACCATTTTTAACTGAAGGTGTATATGAGGAAATGGGTTAGTCAACTATATCTAATACACTTAACCAATACTATGGTGCTGAATTAAATAGTTTTATGGGACACTAGATTGATCCCAATGCTAACAAGGAATCTGTTGGATGGTTAAATGCAATTGGTCAAGGTGCTAAACAAGAATATGGTACAATGGCTGGTTGGGAAGATGGTTTTGTTGGTGGTATTATGGGAGGTTTTGGTATTCCTATGAGAGGTGGAGAAGTACACATTGATAAAAATGGTAAAGCAACTCACCCCATTATAATGAATGGGTCTATTGGTGAAGTAAGAGAGCTCAATGAGAATTATAAAGACAACCAAATATTAGCAGAAGAATTAAACAAAAGATTTCAAGATCCTAAATTTTAGGAATATCGTAAAGCGGATGTTAGACGACGTAGTATTGATGCGGATAAAGAAACTGCATTAGATGCTAAAGATGAATTTGAATTCAAAAATGCTGAACATTCTCTACTTATCAGTGATGCCATATTATTTGATAAAACTGGTAAGATATAGGATTTATATGATCATGTAGACATGTCTAATCTTAGTGATGAAGATATTACTAAAGTTAGATAGGATTTAATGTCTGATAAAAAAACTACAATTCCTTATCAAAACAAAACAGATGATGAATTAAGAGAATATCTTAAACAATAGGGAGAAACCAATAAAAAAGCTATAGACAACTACAGAGAAATTGCTGATAATTTGGCAGTTAAATCTGGTGATACATTTAAAGGAGATGATTTATCTGAACTCGTGTGGATGCTTAGCAAAGTAGACAATTGGGAAGATAGGTTTCATCAAGTTCATGGAGAGTTAAAAAAGAGTTTAGCACCTATTGTAAAGCAATTGAATGGTGGAACATACATTGATGCAGATGAAATAGAATCTCCTATTGATGAGGTTCTAAATCAATCTCCTGGAGATCTATTAGCTGCTCTATAGGATGAAGGGTCTAAGTTATAGGCTAAAGTCATTAGAGCTGCAGAAGTAAAAAAGAATAGACAAGAACGTGTAACTTAGACATCTGCTGGTAGAGTAATCAATTAGGAGTTGTAGTTAGATAATAAAACAGACAATAGAGGTTTACCTCAAGCAACTGCCAAATTGGAAAGACTTAAATTAGAGTTAGAATAGAATCTTAACAAACTAAAAGATGGTGATAAGATGATTGAATAGATTAATGATCTATAGAGATTATCTATTGCTAGAATGTCATTCCTATAGAGATATAATGGATACATCGCTAACCCTGAACGCCTTAAATAGGACCAAAAGAAAGTAGTAGCTGAATCTAAAAAAGAATAGGTTAAAGTTGACAATGCAGAAATCAAAGATAAAAAGGATGTAGTTGATAAGTTGACTACTTATGAAGAGTATAAGAACTTCTTAAACACAACTTTTCCTGAAGGTAAGGAAGAAGATGCTAGAGAATTCAATAGTCAAATGGTTGCTGCTGGAAATCAATTTGCTATATAGCATAAGGATTTGAGCAAAAGTGTACTCAACTTATATGACAAAGTATAGAAATCAAAAGTGTCTACTGATGTTAAAGAGGGGGTTAATCAAGTTATTACTAATTTGATACCACAAATCAGCAGTACTTAGGATTTACTCGATATAAATAGTTCTGATTCAGCACAAAAGTTTAGAGAATTATTTGAAGGAAACATTCTCAAATCGTCTGGTAAAATGTTAACTCCAGGAGAAACAACTGTAGCAATGGATCTTTTAAAAGATGTATTGGCAGTAGCTCGTAAAGAATATATAGAACAAGGAAACAAAGAGTTGATTCCTAAAGGTAAGTTGACTAATGAAGGTTTTGTTAAAACTGAAACCACTCCTGAATCAACTCCAGGAAAAGATTTAACTCCTACATCTCAATAGACTAACGAAGGTAAGATTATTTCAACACCAACCGTACCCGTCACACCAACTCCAACTCCTGAAGCACCCACAAGTGGTAAACAGAAGGAATACTTATACAATGAGATTCCTGAATTTGAAGTTAATGAAAAGAGGAAGGGTAATTTTATCAAATAGAAAGATGTGTTTGAGCATCAAACTCCTATATATGACCACTTTACCAAAAAGGGTACTTGGGATTATTTAAATAAAGGAAATGTAAAAAAGGATGATACTGTTGGATTCATGATTGATCCTGAATTCAGAAGTAAAGTAACTCCTTTTAAGGATGCAATATTCATCACTCATGGCCCTGATAATCAAGTTATTGGGAGTATTCATGGTGGTAAAAAAGTAAAAGATTTTGCGGGTCTATAGGAACTTAGAGATAGGATTGAAAAGGAATATGCTGAAACTGGTAAAATAAGTGAAACAACTAAGATTGCTTAGATCAATGGCGGATATGTTGAATAGGATAGAGGAAATGATACAAATTTAAATGATCCTCAAAAAGGAGTAGATAAAACTAATTTAGTATTCTCTATTGCTTCTAAAGGATTAGACTTCTTCTATAACCACCCAACCATTCCTGTAAATCAAATAACTCCCCCAAATAAACCTGGAATGGTTTATATGCATGAGAAATTAGGGGATGGGAAGTATGCATCTGTACCAATGACTGTTAAGACATTCAATAAGAAGGAATTCGATAGAGCAGATGTAACTACATAGGCTAATCCACTGTTTCATCAAATTGAAAAAGGGGTAGATACATTAGCTAATGCAACTCAACCTGAAGATGTAACTAAGGGATATATGGAGTTATCTAGTGCTTTATTTTTAGGCGAAAGCAAAAATGATAAAGACGGATAGGCAATTAGTTCAAATAAATAGGCAATTCATATTGAATTAAGCAAAGACAAATCTACTCTAATCATTAGAAAAGAAGAGTTAGGTGCTGATGGAATCTATAAGGAAACAGGTGTAGATAAGATTTGGTTAACTGAAAAAGATACCAACCCAAATACTAAAGGTAATTTAGAGGGTGATAAATTCACAGGTAAACAACTAAAAAAGAATGATATTGAATCTATAAAGGATCAGATTTATGAGTCCTTATACAAGAATGACATTCTGTTCAATGTAGATGCATCTAAGATTAATACTTCTGGATACAATGAGATGCTTTACAATAGTAACATTTTAAAGACTGCTATGACTAAATCAGGTCCATAGAGTGTATGGTTCTATATGTAGGGTAAAGATGCTTAGGGAACTCCTATTGACTTCGTAGCACCATCTGAAGGTGAGACTAAGAAGGGAATTAAATTGGTAGTACCAACTCTTCCTAAAGTAAATCCTGTAGTTGCAACTGAAAGTGTAGTTAAGGGGACTGAAGTGAATAGATTAGGAACTAAATATTTTGTAGACAATGGGGTTGTAACTGATGAGGATGGTAAAGTGATTACAAAGGAGATTCTGACAAGACCAATACTTGACTTAGCATACATTAAAGATGGAGTAAATGGTAAATTTGGTCCTGATTTTGAATAGAATCATAAAGTTAGTAAAGACGAATGGAAAGTTCAAGAGGGATCAATATTTAATGTAACTACAATGACTTATAAAGTAGAAGATTCTGTTTAGGTTAAAGATCTTATAAAAAGAATTGAGCAAAATCAATTAAAATTACAAGGTAAAACTAAAGATTCTAAATATTATATAATTGATGGTGAAAATTATGATAGAGTAACAAATGTTATTCCTAATGATTTCGATGGAGATTCTTCTAAATATGAAAATGCAAGAACAGCAGGATCAAAAGTAGATGAAATTGTAAGAGATTTCTTTAATAATAATAAAATAACTCAACCAGAAGGAATAAATAAAGAAGCTTTTAATGCAATTATAACTAAATTATAGGAAATTAAAGAATAGATTAATATAAAACATGAAAAATTCTTAGCAAATAATATAGTTGTATTTGATGATAAACTTAAAATTGCGGGAGAATTGGATATTTTATCAATAGATAAAGAAGGTAATTTACATATATATGATGTTAAAACAGCAAAAGATTTTTCTAAATATGATGATTCATATAAAGGTAAATTGACAAAACGTTAGAATCATACAAATCAATTATCTGCATATGCAAATTTAATATATAATCAATATGGTTTAGAGGTTAAAAGTTTAGGAATATTGCCTTTTCAAATTGTTTATAATGAAATTGGTCATATTAGTAAAGTGAATGCTTTGATAGGAATTAAATTAACATATGATTCTAAAATAGAATCTCTTATTCCTAAAAATTCAACATCTAAAAGCACCTCCACCACCTCTTCTTCACCATTTAAAGTGAAACGAGATCCAAATTTAGCAGGGAGTTATGGTGAAAAATCAACTGATTTCAAAAATAGTCAAACAAATGCTCCAAAAAATTAGGAATTGTCGAAAAAAATACCTAACTTTGCAACTCTTGAAAGTAATTTAAAAGGTCCTCTAATGACTAAAGGATTTACTCCTGAAACATTTGATGCTTTAACTCAAGAAGAAAAGGAACATGAAATAGAATGCTTAAATGCTTAATAATTAATTATGGCAAAAAATTGTTTATACTCCAAAAGTGGAGATGTGATGAAGTTAGCAAAAGCAACAGGACTAAATCCTGTTGTAGCTGCTGCTAAAATAGGAACTTAGATGGATTTATTTAGTGAGGAGCATTTTCCTGTAGAAGAAGAATTCAAGGATTATTTAGGGATGGCTAATGTAGACGAATAGATTAAATTTAAAACTGAACAAGAAGCCGCTTTAGAAATTGAGGATTTAGGAATTAAAACAGGTACTCATATATTCATTGAAAATTATGAAGGCAATGGTTCTGGAATGTATTCAGTAGTGAATAATGAGAATGAAGATATTAAATTCATTCCTGTAGAAGAAACTGAAGCAGAGACTAAATAGATTGAACAAATCGCCAAAGACATATTCAACATAAAAGAAATTACCATTTCAAATCCACTAGACAAACTCTATAGACCTGAAATGAGGGTTAATCGAGTTAATTTAGTAGCTAGGGAATTCAGTAGATACGTTAGTGACATTCAAAAAGACATTAGACCCAATTCTACCAGACAAGAAATTATCATGGAAGTTGGGGTTAAAGGTATATACGATTTAGTAAAAGAGGATTTAACTGAATGGAGTAAAGATGCTGATACATTCACAGACTATCAACGAACTGAATTTGAGAAGATTGTAGACAACTTTGACTTATTAATCAAAGAAACCCCTCGACTCTTAGCAGACCATGAAGATGTGGATGTTAAATACATGGATGGTAAAGTAGCTGTCTATGAAGGAGATGTAACTGAAGATGTACCAGAATCACTCCTATAGGATAGTGAAGGAGTTGTATAGGATAATGAAGAGGAATAGGTCAAGGATGGATGGATGGTTAAATAGAAGCACATCAATCCTACACAAGCACTTAGCCAATAGACTAGGAAGATTCTAATGGAAATTCCTAAATTGGATTTTAGAGGAAAAGAATCACTAGATGATTTAGATATGCCTATCTATTTGGATAGTGAAGTCGCTCATGGAGTTCTAATTGAACAATTGAGTGGAATGACTAAATCAAATCAGATGCTACCTATACTTAGCAGATTGGCTGTAAATAAACCTTGGGTTAATAGCATTGTCGATGCTGTAAGTAAGGATTAGAAATTACACAGCATGTTCTATCAGGATTTTAGAAAAGTATTTATGTCTTATTGGACACAGATACGCAAGAAAATGGCTGATGGATCTTATACATATATGACTAAAGAGTTGAATAAACCCGATGAGGTTAGATACTTTTTAGATGAATGGAGAGCTATTATGGAAAGTAAAACGGCTTTATCATTCAATTCTGTATATGATGAAGCAGGGAATATTGATAGAGGTAATCTTGCAATAGTCAAACTTACTCTTGTAGGATAGAAAAAAACAGATGACTAGCCCAAAATAGAGGGAATGGTTGATGACATTAGAGGTAAATCCATTGAAGAAATTACCGCTTATGTAAACGACAACATTGGTAAAATTAAAGACGTATTAGGCTCTATAGGAGTTGATACAAACATAACTGCTTTATTAGAAGCACTTTAGTATCTGCCTAAACAGACTACTATTCCTGGAGCTAATGTACCAATGAGTCATATGTTCCCAAAAATGTTAGACAAGTTAGTACGAATTGTTACTAAATTAAGCGACAATAAAGCAACTCACCTAGACTTCATCAATGCATATGAAAACGACTATAAAGGGATTGCTGAAATTCTGAAAAGGTCAATGACACAACTGATGAAGAGTTCTGTGTATGAGAATTAGAAAAGCTATTACTCCTATACAGCACCTTCCTATATGTTAGATTTAATGAATAAGTTGAAGGGAACTGAATACACAGATGAAGAATTGTAGGCATTCTACCAAAAGGAATATGGTCAATACAATTGGTTCTAGTCTGGTGGACAATATAGAAACTCATGGATTAGAGATTTGGCTACAGATGCTAAATCGAGAGAATTAATTAGACACAAAGTAGTGTTGAATTACAATAAAAAGGAATACTCTAAATTGAGTCCATTAGATCATACATTAATGATGATTAATGAGTATTACTCAGATACATATAATAAGGTAGCTTGGTATCCAATGTTTATCTTAGCTGATGCCCCTTCTGCAGAATTTATGAAATTCCATAAATACACCGATTAGACAAGTGCTAATTGGGAAAATACTCTTTTAGATGGATTCTATGAAGTAGCTATGTAGGAGTATGATAGGATTAAGATAGTTAGGAATAGATAGAATCAAATTGCTAAAGGATGGATTGCTCCTATAGATAATTTTGAAAAGAATGGATTAAAATTCCAATTCCTCCCATTCTTAAACAATTACATCAAACTATTTGATGAGAAGTTAATGGGTGAGGATATGCCTGGGACTATGGAAGAATTCAAAACAACTTTGAAGGAAATTATCAAATAGGAAACAGATGCTCTATATGAAACAGAGAAAAAGAAGTATGAAAAGATTGGATTGTTTGAAAAGACTAAAGATGGCAACACATTAAAACATCTATAGAATTTAAGCACTAGAGAAAAAGCTGAAACAGAATTGAGGAATTACTTCTGGAATCAGCGATTTGCTTAGTCACAAATGCTTCAAATCACTACTACTGATTTAGCTTATTACAAGGATCTAGGAGAGGTATAGAAACGTATGAAACAGATTCATACTCCTGGATTGAGATTAGATACCTAGTCAGAACATGGTAGAACTGTTGAGAATACAATATTTCTAAAGGATTTTAAATCAGTTTCAAATACTCTAGGAGATATTAAAGAAGCCCTTGATGCATTTGTCAAAAAAGGCACAATGACTGCAAAAGATAGAGATTATATTTTGAGTAAGTATAGCACCAACGAAAAGGGTGAGGGTCAAGTAGAAGTAACTGATGCTCAAGCATATAGGAGTTTATCCTCTTATAGAGCAATTATGGATATGTCTGGTCAATGGGATGCAAAAACAATGGATCCAGTTTTTAACAAGTTAAAAGCAATGCAAAGAGGTGAGGATGTCAAATTTGAAGTTGAAGATTTCAATGTAATTTGGCAACCCAAAAAACCATTTATGTATACTCAAGTAGCTAATCAAGGATTGGTTGTAGATGAGGCTCGTGGGATTAAATAGGAGCAATTGATTAGAACACCTATTCAAAATAAGAATGCAGAATTCCTATTAATCTTCTCTAATATATTGAAGAAGTCTCCTTAGTTGAGTGCTATTGAGGAATTCATGGAAGAGAATCAAATAGATGTAGTGTAGTTCTCTACTGCTGTAAAAGTAGGTGGATAGGGTGCATTAGATGTGCATTAGTTTGATACTAAAGAAGCAATTAAAGGATACCTATAGGAGTCAATTAGCTCCAATGTAGGACGATATAATCCACAGATAGTACACAGTCTACCTTATGAAGATTATGCACTTGTACAACCTATGCCTAGTCATTACATGGATGTGAATCAAGGGTTTGGTACTTAGATTAAGAAACTTGCTGTAGGAGATTTAAAAGAAGGTGTAGAATACATAGTCAATGGAAAAGTATATGATAATAAATAGATTCTTAAACACTTTAATGATTTAAATGTTGAGAATTTATTAGATTCATTTTATAAAGTTTGTGATAGATTTTCAGACAGAGTTGCTGTATTAAATACTTTACTGAAAGAGGTTAATGGCAGTAAGAGATATAACCCAGAAATGGCTAAAGCTCTTGAAATTGCTGAAGATGGATACCCTGTATTACCATTGAGTGATTAGGTTCATGACAATCGCACACAGAGTATGAATCATTCAATCATTAAGAATGAAGTTACTAAACAATAGACTAAAGGTGGTTCACTTGTATAGGTGACTTCTTGGGGGGTTCATGACGATTTAAATATCAAATGGGGCACTAATGCAAAAGGTGAGAAGTATATTGAATATATTGAAGCATATATGCCTTGGTACTCTTCTAAGTACTTCAAAGAATTGATGGATCCAAAAACGGGTTTATTAGATGTGGATGCAGTTCATAAGAATTTAAAGGACAAAAATGGTGATCCATTGAAGGTATTACCAGAAGAATTGAGGAAGCTGATTGGCTATAGAATTCCAACTGAACATAAATACTCAATGTTTCCTATATACATTAAAGGATTCTTACCTAGTTTTTCAGGTGGAACAATTATGTTGCCAAAAGAAATCACCACAATTGCTGGTACTGACTTTGATGCAGACAAGTTGTATGCAATGTTTCATGAATTCTCAACTACTAAAAGATACGATAGAAATAAATTTGTTACAGAACTCATGGAGAAAATGGGAGTTGATCCTAAAGAAAATAGAGAATAGTTTAAAACTATTAAAAATTTAACTTATAAGGAAAACGCAGATAAACTTGATAAAGAAAGTAATGAATATAAAGTATTTGAAAATTGGTTAGAAAGTAGAGATTTAAAAGACGAAAATGGTGAATCTAAATATTTTCTTGGTGAAATAATTGAGAAAGTTAAATTTGAAGAAACACCCACATTAAATCATTATATTACGTATATAAAATATGTCACAGAGTTAAAAGATATTAATGCGGATAATGTAAAATAGATTGCTGAAGAGAGGGGTTTACAATCTTGGGAAGAATTTAAAAAAGCCGCTTTAGAAAATCCAGCATTAATTAATAGTTTAAAAGCCAGAAACAATCAAATCATTGACCTCATGTGGGGGATTTTGACAAATCCAGATACGGTGTAGAATATGATTAACCCAGGCGGATTTGATGGATTGAAAAAAGCAGCTAGAGTTGTTAATATTTTAAATGGACTTAAACTAAGTAAGTTTAGAGAATTTGAAGCAATTGCTATAGAAAAAGGATTTTTTATTGAAAAAGATAAAAAGAAAATAGCAGATGTAACTAAATATTTGAATAGTCTTGGTCTAAAACAATTAAGTGATTTAGCTGAGGAATATAAGGAGCAATTAGATCCTCTTAGTCCTTCAACTTAGACTTATTTTCATAAATAGAATCACACTGCTGCTGCTTTGATTGGTATATTTGCTAATCACAATGCTAATCATGCTCTTGTATAGAATACAAATTTAGCTATCAAAAAAGGGTATGAATTTAAATTGGGGGGTAAGTAGTATACAAGTTTGCATGAGATGTTAAATGCTCATAAACAATACATTAGTAGAAATACTTCTGAACCTGTATCTGCTGCTGTAGATGCTGTAAAAGACCCTGTATTGAGTGATTTGAATTTGAATAGTTTTACTGCAGATTTAGCATGTTTTTTACTTAGACAAGGACATACACATGGGACAATGGGTTTATTTTTATCATAGCCAATTGTGATTTAGATGACTGAGAATTATGAATTGTGGAGTGATAGTGGGACGAGTAAAAATGATATTGTTAAGAAAACAATAGAAGAATTCTTTGGCACAACTAAATACACAGATTCAGAAAAGGATTACAAAAATTCAGATTTGTCTCAACATGAAATGGCTAGAGCAATTGTATATGGAAAGAATATGAGTGAGTTAACAGATGCAGAGAAAAAAGAGTATTTTGTATTCCAACAGAAGATTACAAATATGTTTAAACCCGCATTTAAATAGAGTAATTTATTAGCTAGAATTGTATCTGCTATGAGAGGTGATACCTCTGGTGGTTCTACTGGACCTCATGATGCAGATACAAATTTAAAAAGAGATGATGTAGAAGATTTAATGAAAGAAGCTGAACAAGCAGATTTTCCTTTTACTGGAGCACAATTTATTAAGGTTGGATTGTTGAAAAATAAGAAAATGGCTAAAAGAGAAAACATTTCAGAATTAAGAAGTGCAATCAACAGTAGTATTATTCCATTAGTTCAAGCTAATTATACTCTTGGATTGGAAACTTCAGAATTACTTTTAAGTCAATATTATCCATATGCATAGGAATCCTATAAATATGTAGTCAATTAGATAAAAGATTTAACCAAACGATTTAAATTTTCAAAAGGCAGTCTTACTTCTAAACAGGTTAAACAGATTTACAATGATTTAAGTGTGTATATAATGTCTGAATTAGAGTTCTTTGGGGGAAAAGATCCTCTATAGGCTCAAGCAAAAAGAAATCATTACATAAATGAATTCCCTGATGAATTTGAGCGAATTAAAAAATCTAACAAAGAAATCGGTGAATTGGATTTAATAAAAGGTTTAACAGTTATAACTGATGATAAAGGAAAAGGTCAAAAGATTATAGTATTTAACAATGTGGGTTCTATATCACCTAATTAGAAAGATACAATAACAAGAGATTGGGATTCATTACTTTCTATGGGAGATGAGGCTAAGAAATTAGCTATGGATTTATTTGCATACAGTTCCTTTAGAAATGGATTTGCATTTGGTCCAACTAGTTTTATCCATTTAGCTCCTGTAAGTGTTAGATTAGCAATTCCAGGATATAGAAAGACATTGATTAAACTAAATCTAATGTTTACTAAAGAAGATGCTTATAGAGGATTTATAAATCAATTCTTAGTGAATCATAGAAATGTGAGAAAGTTTGTTCCTGAAGTGAATGAAGTTGATGATAGTGTATTTATGGATGAAGATAAAGCATTGAATGAAGTAATTCAAATTCAAGTGCCAACAGATAATTCTAGAAATAGTCAAGTAATGGTTCGAGATGGAGTTAATTTCCCTATAATCATGAAAAAATTGAATGGGGTAGAATACTATTATCAATCTATTGGAAAGGCTGAATTATTAGATGATGGATATGGTGTTGAATACAATCTAATAGAAAATCCTATAGGACTACCTAATAAGTTCTTAGAATACCAAAATGGATTAGAAATGGNAGCAATGGAATCTCAAATTGATCCTAAATACAAGGGATATGAGGATGAAGATACTGAAGGCCCAGAGGATGCATTAAGGGATTTTGAAAATGAAACTCCTCCACCTGTAGAAAATAGTAAATTTGGTGATTTTGGGAATTTGTTTAAAAAGGTGATGAATAGTACTCATGAAGCTACTGATGAAAATGGGCAAGCAATTTGTAAATAATAAAAAATGGGAAATTACTGCGTAAGAATAATGCCTATCACTGATAGGAATGGTGTAAAGATTGATAGCAACCTACATTTGGGGTTGCTACAATCAACCACTAAAGAATAGGCTAAGAAGATGTATGATGGATTAACCGATCCTAAAGACATAGAAGAATACAGAGAGAGATTGCCTGTAGATGAAAATGGTGAATTTATTATTGGACCAGTTCGGGTAGAGATGAAACTATAGACTGTTGAAAGCTACTTAGATGAATTGGATCATGCTAATGGTCGATACGAAAATGGTAAGGTCAAAGGATACACTATGGAAGGAGCCAAAGAGATTGTAAAAGCATTCAATTAGAGTCCTTTCAATATAGCCTATCGCATGGAATCTCATAAAACACCTAATGGTAAATACCATGTAAAAGCATTGTAGGGTAAAAATGCCCCATATGCTACAGTCCTATACTCCTAGTAGAATCTTGAAAAGGAATAGGATACTAATATAGAACTGAATAAGAAATTGAGGGCATTAGGTAAGCAATATGGCATCTCAGATGGCTTTTTAAGCGAGATAGAGGAACGTATGGGTATCAATGGAGTTATGGATACTCTAACAGCTAAAAAAACTGTAGATGGTCTCCTAGAGACTATTAGAGTAAGTAGAGACGAAAGAGGTCAAAAGGCTATTCCAGAAGAATTTGCACATGCTTTTATTGAATTACTCGGAGACAATCATCCTGTAGTTTAGAGATTGATAAATATGCTTGGATAGGAAGGAATGGTTGAAGAAGTCTTGGGCAAATCATATGATGCATATGAAGCCAAATACGAAGGAGATAGACTCCTATTAGCTAAAGAAGCACTTGGTTAGTTAGTAGCTAAGCACTGGCTTAAAAATGAGCCAATTCCTACTGCACCATACAAGAGTCTATTGACCCGATTTATTGATGCTATAAAGCAATTCTTCAATGGTAGGAAAGGTTTAGAATAGGATTTGTAGAAGTCACTTAAACAAATCAATCAAGAAGTTGGTGAATTCGCATAGGATTTATTGGCTAATAGAATGGCTGAAAAGATTGATTTGAAGAATTTAAAAAGTCAACAGACTCGTTTGTTTGCTCTATAGGATAGAGTAGAAGCATAGAAAAAGATTTTAACTAAAGTTATTTAGAATAAAGTCTTATAGAGACAAATTGCTGAAAAAAGAGCCGTTCATGGAATTGTAGATGAATTGTAGAAAGATTATATCTATGAATTAAAAGATGGTTTAGATCAAGATAATTTAGTAGATACTTTATACACATTTATTACTAATGCATCTGAAGAATTAAAATCTCACCAAGCTGCTTTTATCAGAATGGGTGAAGGAACTAGTGGAGCAACCACCACTAATCAAATGGCTGCCATACTTAGAACTATTAAGAATTTCACTGCTTCATATACTCAAACTGTTAAAGAGTTAGAGAAAGAAATGGTTAGAGATGATGTTGAAAAGACTAATCAATATCCTGTTGAATTCAAAAGAGATTTAACTGAATTGTCAAAATTGTGTACTTATTTGGAGACTCAATATGAGGACTTTAGTTTAGATTTAGCAGAAGACTTTTTTACACCATTTGTAGGAGATTCATTAGTAATGAAGATGGGTAAATTCAAAGGATAGACTCTTAGTTTGAGAGAATTATTAAAACATTCTTCCAAAGATATTGGTTTCTTTGATAGATGGATGGACTCAATGGCTGATTCATCTGAGTAGATGATGCGTTTGTTTGACCACAGTGTACGTGAATCTAAACAAATAGCTACCACAAGAACATTAGATTATATTAAAGAATTACAAGCTTTGCAATTAGATTTAGAATCTAAAGGTATTAAAAATACTGATTTTATGTTTGACAGAGATGAAAACGGTAAATTAACTCTTAATTCTATTGCTGAATTAGACTATACCGCTTTTGAAATGGCTAAAGATAAATTCAAAAAGAGTTTAGATGAGAAATATGGAATGGAACCTACTCGTGAAGAATGGGATGCTAGATCGAAGGATTTATATGATTGGTATTAGGCTAATACTGAAAAGGTTGGTGAATAGACTTTGCCTGATAAAAATTTATACGTCTCTGATAAATACAATAAATTAAGTAAAGCTGAAAAAGAATACTATGATAATTGGATGCGTATTAAAAAAGAATTAGATGCCTTAACACCTCAAGGAAGTAGAAATAATTATAATTCTATATAGATTCGTAGAGATTTTATTGAACGTATTAAAGGAGCCAAATCAGTTAAAGGGGCTTTGAGTACAATCAAAGAAAATGTCAAAGATACTTTTGTTAGAAATGAAAAAGATGTTGAATTTGGAGGGGAAGATGTTAATAACAAAGACAATTTCTTAGATTTTGAAGGAAATAAGGTAATGACTCTTCCAATCTATTTTGTAAGTAAATTGGAAAATGCGGATGATTTATCAACTGATGCTACGTCTGCATTAGCTGCATATGCTGCAATGGCAGTTGAGTATGATGAAATGAGTAAGATAGTTCATCTTTTAGAAATATCTAGAGATGTCATTAATAAGAGAAAGGTAGACAAGACTGAAAAAGGTCAACCTGTAATGTAGACTATTCAAGGATTTGGTTTAAAGTTTAGTAATAAAATGAGTAAATCAGATAATGAGAATAATATGATTGCCAAATTGAATGCTTATATAGAAATGCAAGTATATGGTCGAATGAAAAATGATGAGGGTACATTTGGAATGACTGCAGATTTTGCTAATAAAATGACTGCTCTTAATAATTTAGCAATCAACGTATTAGCAGGTGCATCTAATATATAGACTGGTAATATATAGATGCTACAAGAAGCTATTGCTGGTCAACATTTTAATCTAAAAGAACTTGGTTATGCATATAAAACCTATACAAAAGATTTAATGGGTGTATTAGGTACTATTGGTAATAGAGTAAAAACAGATAAATTATCCTTATTTAACGAATATTTTGATATTAGACAAGAGAGTGACACTAGAGCCAGAGAATTACAAATGGATCGTAAAGGGTTTTCAAGAATGATGAGTATGAATACTCTTCTTTTTATTAACGGTGCTGGAGAGCATGAAATGGGTACTACAACTGGATTAGCAATGTCTCAAAGAGTTAAATTTAAATCGCCTGATGGACAAGAAGTTGGATTATATGATGCAATGGAAGTAGTTCCATTCAAAGGAAATGATTTGAAATATGGAGGTAAGATTGTTGTTAAACAAGGTTATACTAAAATGGATGGAACTGAATTTACTGAAAATGATAGAAAAGAATTTACCAATAGAGTACACTATGTGAATAAAAAGTTACAAGGTATATATAATAAATAGGACATGAATATTAGTCAACAAAAGGCTATTATGAGAATGGTTTATTTATTTAGAAAATGGATGCCTTCTGCTTGGAATAGAAGAATGGGCAAAGCTTAGTATAATTATGAGTTGGGAGATTGGGAAGAAGGTTATTATGCAACAACTTATCATTTTATGGCTCAATTTGTTAAGGATTTGAAAGGATTCTAGTTTGCCCTTATGAGTGAAAAATGGAGTGAATTGAGTAAATTAGAAAAAGCTAACTTAAAAAGGGCTATTACTGAAATTACTACATTTGCAATGTTAACAATGGCTGTTGGGTTAATTGATTGGCCCGATGACGATACTTGGTTTACTAATTTTGCAGAATATGAATTAAAACGTCTATAGACTGAAATTGGTGCTATGACTCCTACATGGATGTTACCTAAATAGTTATTAACAATTGTTAAATCACCGATGGCTTCTGCAGATTACTTATAGAGATTGTTAGATATATTTAATGTGTTTAATTATACAGATGTAATTCAATCTGGTAGATATAAAGGAATGTACAAAGGAGAAAAATATTGGTTGGAAGGATTACCAATTAATAGAACTATGTATAAGAATTTCAATCCAGATCAAGCATTAGTATTCTTGAAGGTTCAATAATCTGAACAAACGAGTTGTAAAAAAAAGAAAGGGGAGCACAATTAAATGTGACTCCCCTCTTTTTGTTGACGTAAAACCCTTAATAAAACGCCAACGATTTCTTTATATTTCTATAGCATAAGCGATTTCACTAACCGTTGTTGTAGACGGAATAGTGTTTATATATGTGATTGAACCCATATCAATGTCATCTTTGCAATATTGAATGGTTTTAATCTTTTTCATAGGTGTATGACCCACTACTTGATGCCAATTAGGAACTATATCTAATACAGTCTCTCTAAAATCAGCCCAAAAGATACCACCTACAAGACAATCCCCTCCTCTTAATTGACCAACATCAAATACAGCATTGTATATATCCATAGGTTTTTCTGAAACAGATTTGTAATATGCTTCAGCAATTGCATTAGGATGTAGTTGACCATCTGTAATACCAGCTTGTTGATTAAATTCCTTTAACCATCTTTGAGATATTCCAGCATGAGTAAATAAGAGATTTTCTAAATAGAAAAGAGGTTGAAATATATCTTGATTAGCTCTTAAAAGATCAGCTATTTCTTTAGTATACTGCACATTTTGTCCAGAACAAGGAAACATACTGTGACCAAACATATAAGATAAATCATGATTCCCTATAAGAGTGATTACTTTATCAGGATAATTCCTCTTTAATTGAATAATCTTTTCGAGGTTATCAATTATTTTTGGTGCAGTAATGACATATGAATCAACATAATCTCCTAAGAATATGTAGTAGTCAAATTCAGTGTCTAAATTTGGAAATGTACTGAGAATTTCTAAATCGGCTAAATCCCAAATTATATCTTCTCCATGTACATCTCCTATAATTAATATTTTCATACTTTGTCTAATCTAATGATTATGATTTCATTCTCATAATGATGTTCAATAGAAACAACCACATAGTATGAATCTCTAACAAAAGATACTAAATCCCCTCTCATAGGAACTATTTCTCTTTTTGCGTTTTTGGTTTTAAGCAAATCTTTATTGCAAATAAATTGTATACTCATAATTGTCGTTGTATTTCTGTAAATAATTTTTTAGTATTCGGTCCAGTAAGTAGATCCATTCTTTTATTCATAAATGTTGTCCAAGCATAATGTGTGGCTGTAACAATAGCACGTTCCTCACCAAAATACATCATTACATTCCTATAAGACTGAGGAGTAAATTGTTTATCCTCAATAAGTTTGTAAATAGCTTGTTCATTCTCATTACGTCTTGTTAAAAAGGAATGAATTACATTAGTTTCTTTAATGTATCTTGAATGTTCTAATTGTTCATCTGTGCTAAAAGTTTTAAACATTTCATCACTTACTCCAAGATTGTCAGTACATAATTTGTATACATCTCCTGTAGCAGTGTGTCTAAAAACAGTTTTGTCATTTATTTTAGTTGGTATATAACAACCTGATTCTAAATCAATATATGATGGAATAAGAAATGATATTTGATTATTACTTATTTTCTTACCATAATTGAAATTAAAACTATTGCCATGAGTGATTGCAAAAAAAGGACCAAGTTGTTGAAGAGCATATCTACCTAATTTGTCTAAAACAAATTTAACAGTAATCATCTTTTCATGAATGACTTGTTGAGAAGTGCTGTATTGTAAATCATTGAAGTAACTGTTCTCATAGATGAAATCATAAGTAGTTGTTACATATAATTTATCATCGTGAATGTCTTCATAGATGTCACATTTGTCTTCATCGTTGTACTTATTTGTATAGAATTCAGTCAATGGTAAAATCATATATACTGCTGCATGACGAAGCATGTTGGTATCATTAGCTAATTCTAAAGTATCTACTAGTTTCCTACAATCATTTAGTGTTTCAGGTACTTTGATATTGTGTATAAATGCATAACAACTAGCTATGTGTTTATATATATCATATTTACCTGATTGTTTAATTACTTCAACAGAAGGTTTTATTAATCTCATTTTCTAATATTTTGGTAATTTATTCTAAGAAGTTAATCCTTCTATTTTAGTATGTGTTTCTGTAATCTTTAGGGATGTAAAAGACTTGGTGTAATTGTTTAATCCGTTTAGGACCAACCATATGACCACCTTTAATTCCTCTCCACAAGTCTCTCAAGCAAGCTAACCAGATTTTGCATTTAAAATACATAATCTGGATAGATACTTGATAGGGACAAATAATGTCTGGGATGCCATCAAATTGACCGTTGTAAATAATGCTAGATATATCGGCAATTACAGAAAACCCAGAGGAGAGAGATGTTACAATTGCATCAAATTCAATACTAGACAAGAGTTCTTCTTTGTCTTGATTGAAGTTTAGATGTGTGTTTTTGTCTCCAAGAGAACGTCTTATGGCATCACGACTAACTACAACCCATTTAGATGGATTCTTTTTAGCAGTTTTATAGGCATAATGACTTTTTCCTGTTCCTGGAGGGCCAACTAGAATTACTAATTGTGTGCGCATTTATTTATTTTTTATTTACTACATTTTGATAACTATAGAAGAGACAATTGGCCATAATGTGCCCAACATGGTTTATTCCAGATTCTTCATCTATTTCTTCCCCATCAAATAATTTGGCGAGGTGGCGTTGCATAGATTCAAGGATTTCTTTTGAGTCTAACCCCTTTTGCCAATCCCAAGGACCATATTTTTGAGCACCCATTTCTAGGACTCGAACCATAGGGACTAAGGAATCAAAATGGACATAACTCCACTTTGGTTTACCCTCGTTGTATCTTTTAGCTTTTTCTTCAGACATATTTATTTAATTTAATGTACCCAATGTTTTGCAACTTCAGGTACAGCTCTTAATTTTACAGATTTACAGAAAATATCACCAGCACTATTCATTGCATCTTTTAAAGCAATACTTTCTTGTTCAATTAACTCATCTGGAACTTCTACTAAATACTCATCATGGACACAATTTGGTATCCACACGGTGAATAATAGATTATTTTTAATCAAATGGTTGAAATATTTAATTCCTGCAATTTTAGTGACGATGGCACTAGTACCTTGTACTGGGGCATTTAGAGAATTTCTCTCATAACCACTTTTAGACTTAAAGAATCTGCTGACTCTCTGCATGATTTGTGGTTTATTCTCTACGTCTGCCCCACTTTCCATCCAAAGTTTTTTAATTGGTTTATATTGGTCCCAAAATTCACTATTAAACGCAGTTTCTTCTTCCTTTAATTCATCCCAATGGGGGATAAACATTTTATGTCCCGTTAGTGGAGAAATGAGAATATACCCATTATCCCACATTTGTTTTTTAACTGCCTTAAAATAAACATCAATATTACTAAATCCTTGTAAATAGGATTTTTCAATGGCATATCCTTGTGCTTCAGGAAGGGCTAAATTCTTAGCAATGGTTGAACCATTACCACCATAGTGAATTGAAAATTTAGCCTTTTTTGCTAAAGCCCTTAAATCAGGTCTTTTAGATTTGACATCTTCTTCTTCTACATCCTTTAATTCTTCAGGAAAACAAATTTTAGCAGTAAAACTATGGCCATCTCTTTTTCGAGTGGTTTCATTATAGAAATCAATTAACTTTGGTTCTTGAGACAATTCTGTAAAAACAAAATCTTCTTGGGCTGTGTAATCACAATCTATAAGACTGTATTCTTCTTCCGCCACAAAACAACTTCTAGTAATTTCATCGGAGGGTAAGTTTTGAATGTTTACATATTCTTCTCTGGTACTTTTGTTTTTACCCCCACAACTTAATCTACCTGTATCCATTAATTGATTGAACTGAGTATGAATACGTTGTGTTACAGGATTAATTTGATGTAGAAAGGTTTGACCATAAGTACTGACCAATTTGGCTTGACTAGTATACTCTAAATAGGGGACTAAAATGGTAGATACCTCTTTTTGTAAATCTAAGACTTTGGCTTCTACTGATTTTTTTCGCAAACCTGTATTTTTATCTTTTGTCCATAAATTAAAACCTAAATGTTCAAAAAGAGGTATTAATTGTTGAGATGAATTCCAATTGATATTACAAATGGGAGTGTTATTAAATCCTGTAAATAAATCACCTTGATTGTCTACTTGGACATATTTTAAGAAAAATCTATCATGATTACTATTAGTAATAATCCAATTATTTAAATGATCTAAAGCCACTTTTAATGCTTCTTGATCTTTGGCCATTTTGGTCAGCCATTTATTCCTATCTAATTTTATACCGCTATATTCGATATAAGCAAGTACTTTTACAAATTCATTTTCAATTTGCAAAGCTCTTAATAAGTCATGCTCTTTTAGTTTCTCTTCTTGGAATTCTTTGATTTTTTCTAAGTATTTAACGTCTGTACAACCATAAACAATAATTCTCTCCGTCAAATCCTTATAGATGATTTCTCCTCGAACAGATTTATCTAAATAAACATTCATATAGGTTTGTACAACAGATTGTAGACTCATAGAATGAGTTCCTGGTTTGTATCCTTGATACAAGAGTTTTTCTGCTAAATACCCATCATATACACAAAAAGGTACAATGCCTTTTCTATATAAGAATTTCAAATCAAATTTTGCATTCCAAAATAAGAATAACTTTGTAGTGTCTTCTAATAAAGGTTTATATAATAAAATATCTATAGTACTACAGTCAATCATGATTTGGAAATCATAACAGCCTAATTGAAGTGTTTTTAATGCTTTTGTAAACACATCAAAGCCATCTGTTTCTGTATCCACCCCTATAATTTTTAGGGGGGATAACAGATTCAGAGATTCTTCAACTGTTATACAAGTGTATGCATCTGATTCAAATAGACGTTGTTGACTTGTAACTAAATATTTCATTTATTCAAAAGTTATAAGATAACCTACATCATAAGAATGAGTAATGTCTTTAATAACTCTTCCTTCTACAACACTTCCTTTTTGTAAAAATGGTCCTCCATCTGGATCAATCCAAAATGACCCATCTTCTAAGTAACCACATCTAATTGATTGTGCGTCTGTTACAAATTTATAGGTATTTTCATTGTCAGAATTGAGGGGAATCATTTGTTTCAACACAGAATTAACTGTAGAATATCTTGATTTTAATTTAATTATTTCACCCATACGATTAGTTTATCGAAGTCGAGACTCCATTGATTTTCTTTAAAGAATTTACTACCTAAAATACCATCAATTACAAGTCCAGTTCTTTTACTAAGTAGACCAACAGCTTCACTCATATTTAAAATGTCAAATTCTTGAGTGAATTTTAACTTTTGATATGAGAAATTTAAATTAGCTACTCCTACTTGTTCCATAGAACCACTACCGACAGTGATGTGTTCTTCTGCTTTTACTACTTTTATAGTTTGATCTTTATTAATTTTATTAAAGACGGATTCATTTAAAATGTTGATATTTGCTCCACTATCTAACAATAGATTGCACATTCTGCCTTCTACATTTAATTTAATAATTGGGAGTTCTGAATTCTTTTTTAAATAATTGTCTTTAAAAGATATGGTATCTTGGAAAAGATTTGTATCTTTCTTGACTAAGCCAAGATGATACTTAAATTCTTCTTTCATTACCTTAGTGAGATGATTAGTTAGGAATTTACCATATACGCCTATAAGGATTACCATAACTATTATATATCCTATCATTTTTAAATTGTTTTATGTTTATACATTAAGAAACAAGCACTGTACAAACAAGATTCACATTTAGTGCACCCGTTCTCATGCTTGAGGGGTTGCCCACATTTGGGGCAAAGATCTCTACTGTATTCTTTTGGAGCATATTTAGCCAATACTCTACACATTGCTGAACTAAAGGAGCTAATGTTGTCATTAACTTTTTTAGCTGTTTTGATAATGTGGTTTATTTCAGCACCTTCTCGAAGAAGCATTGATGTATATAGGGTACAAGCTTTTTCTTCCACCTTTTCAGCAGCCAATTGAAGATTAAATGCAGAGTAATGAGGGGATACAAAATTGTAGACACCTCTTTTTACTTTAATCACATGACCTTCACAAGCTTCTTCATTGGTTTCTAATTCATATGCAAATACTTCATATGGTTTATCTTCAAGAAATCCTACAATGACTGCATAGTTAATTCCCTTTGATTTAACAGGAGTTAATTTAGCTGACAACACTTTAGGTCTCTCAGGTGCTCTACGCCCATCTGTGGCCTTCCAAACGTCTTTATTTGACTCATTAGACACCATTATACCCTCTCTTGAACCATCAACATAGACAGTAATACCTTTTAACTTTTTTTCATTAGCGTATCGGTATAATTGATCTACTTCTTCTACTTTTGTACCTTTCGGCATATTTATTGTCGAACTTATGGAGTGCGAAACATAGACTTGAACTAATGATTGCAGATCAATTCGCTGTTTCCAATTAATGTCATTTGCAGTATTTCCAAAATAAGGAGATTGTTTGTAAACTCCAATCCAATCGTCTTCAGTGAATTTAGCAATGACTTCTTTTAGATATCCAAGACTATTAGCAGCAAAATCAGCTAATTTGGGATGGACTACTAAGTATTCCTTAAAGAGTTGCCCATCTTCAGCTTTAAAATCATATGCACCCCCCTCTACCTTTACTCGTCTCTTGTAAATTGCATTGAATAAAGGCTCGATTCCTGAGGATGTTTGCGACATTAAACTTGTCGTACCAGCAGGGGCAACAGTTGAAATTGAAATGTTCCTCCGACCGTATTCACGCATTCTACTTGTTTGTTCTGGAAAAGCATTTTTAATGAATTCATAGAAATCATTTGTACCTTCAATACGAGTACTATTAAATTCATGAAATGGTTGATATTCTAATTTATCGTTCCATTCAGCAAAAGACCCTCTCAAAATAGACAAGTCAATTGATGCATCTAATTCAGCTCTCATTTTGGTATGTAAAACCGATTGAATCAAATCCATAGATTGTTCAGAACCATAAGATAAATTCATAGCTGCAATCATATCTCCAAGAGCTGTAAATCCATTTCCTACTCGTCTACCATTTCTACCATTTGCACTTATTTGATCCCAAAGTTTAAATTCTTCAGAATCTTCATTTCCAATTTTAGCCAAAATCCTATCAATTGCTTCAATTTCTAAATCCACTAAATCATCTGATAGAACTAATTGTTCATATGAGACTTCGTAGAGTTTGTCATAGTCTATTGTTGGATTTTTACCAAATGGTGTTTTAACAAATGAGTACAAATTAATTGCACTTAGTCGGCAAGAATCCTTTGGACCCATGAAGATTTCTCCACATGGATTAGTTGTAACTGGCTTATACTCAGGGTATACTGCTGCTGGGTCGTATTCGAGATGGTTGTCTTCAAATATAATTCCAGGTTCTGCATCTGAATGAGCGTGTTGAATGAGACTATTCCAGAGTTCTTTGGCTTTGACTTTTTTCAAATAGATTGGAAATGAACCGTTTTCTCCGCCAGCATACATTAATGATTGCTCATATAATTTATTATACTCGATCAATTCGCTGAATTCCCAGTCTGGAATGTCTATAGGAAACCTTAATACATAATCCTCATCCTTAGCCACTGCTTCCATAAAATCCTTGCCAATTTTGACAGAGATGTTAGCTGCAGTAGTTTTGGTTTTATCAGATTTGCATTTGATGAAATCGGGGGAATCAGGGTGTCTGATATCTAATGAAATCATTGCTGCAGCCCTTCTACCATCTTGACCAATTGTTTTTGTAGTTGCACTGTATACTTCTATAAAGGATACTGGACCACTACTTGAATTGGCTGCATTCTTAACTCCAGCTCCACTAGGACGAAGGAGTGATAAGTCGAGTCCAACTCCACCTCTACGTTTGAAGAGTTGAGCTGAATCACGGGCATAGTTGAAAATGGATTCAATGTTGTCCTTGGGTTGACCTAATACGAAGCAATTACTTAAACTGGTTGGGGTGTTTTTGCCTAAATTAGCCATTACAGAACCTGCAGGGATAATGTATTTGAAGTCTTTGAAGTAATTATAAATACTTTTTTCACTCAATACCCATCTTTTGCTACCATAAGGACTTAAATTATTAGGCATTTCACCTCCAGCGTATTTTTCTTCTATTCGAGCATATTCCTTAGCCAAACGCCTATGCATGTCGTCAGGTGTGACTTCTGTATCCTGTAAAGCATACTTATTCCACCACACTTCTGCAGCCATTGTATCTCCATTGAAATAATTCAATAGTTCTTGTGTCATTGTATAATTTTTATACTGTTTAGTACTCTTACTCCATTATTCATCATTGAATCATATGAGTAGTTGTAAATACCGCTATCTAAATGCCATTTAAGCTCCTTTGCGAGGGTTTTCCAATGCTTATGGCGAATTCCATTCATGTCTAATCTATCTCCTGTAATCAAGTTATTGTGGTCTACCCAAATTAGGGGTGACTTGTTGTAACGATTAATACATACAAATTCAAATGAGTAAATTGTGAAATCTTTGAAGTATTCATCTTCAGAGATTAATTTCTCAAGAATTTGGGAGTACATATTACTTTGTATCCAATAGGACCAAGTTACGAAGGATTCATCAAAATGCTCTTCTGGCTTGCCTGTAGTTTTTAAATCAATTGGATAAATGATTTTTCTGTTGTGATCTACTATAATTCTATCAAACATACATCTGACTTCTAATCCATCAAATGAAGTTTTAAATTTCAATTGAAAATGAGCTTCGATGTCTGGTTCAAATGGATTGTCATAGAAGAGATCTTTGGTAAATTTGTGAATTTTGAGTGTTTCAATATTTGATTGAGCTAATGCATAATCAGCATCTGAAACAATCATTTTATTTCCTGCTAAAGCTAATTGTTTGAAATAAGTGGAACCTTCTCCTATGATTTTATCTAAGCGAGTGGCTTCTTTCCAAAACATTCCATAACTTAAAACATTAGCTGCTTGTAAAAGTGTTTCTTGTGGAAATTGTGTTAAATTTTTAATTGATTTATCACTTTGCTCCCAAACTAAGTTGGCAATTGAAGCAATTGCTTCAGATGGTTTACTTATTTGAGCAATATAGAACTTGTCTTCCATTTCTTCAGGAGCAGTCATTAATGTATCTACGAGAGATCCAAATCTAAGTGGTTCAGAAGTCTTTTTGTCTCGTAGAGTAGGAATACATTTAGCACCTTCTCTTTCAAAAGTGGCTAATGTGGAATAAGAAAGAGCTGGGGATGCCCTATAAGTGTCTTCAGGTACATCCCAAGCCAATTCTTTAATGCTTTTTTTAATCATTTTTATTTATATTAGATTCATATTCAAAATAGAGTTGATCTAAATATTTCATTAAATAAGTTTGCAATAGTAAAATTGATTCCTTATCTAAGTGTAAATAAATTTGATTATGATCGTAGTCTTCTGCTTTCTCTGAGAGAATAATTACAGAATTGACTAAATCTAAAGCATCATCAAAATTTCTTTCTTTAATAAACTTTTCAAAATGAGGTCTATCCTTTTCGGGTAGTTTCTCACCAAGATTAATTATATCTTTTAATAAACTCATAACGCTAATATTGTGTTAATACTTGTTTGTATTTGTCCTATATTATGAGGTTCAAAGAACATATAATACTCATCTGATTCAGCAGCGAGTTCTTCTAATTTTCTTAAAAACATCTTTTTCTTTAAAGGATATACATCATTAGGATGTCCTTTAGTATCAAAATAGATATGAATGTTTTTGTAGAGGATATAAAAATCTGGTGTGTAACTTATTCCCATTAAATCCCTTGGATATGGACCATACTTCTTTAGTTTTTTCTCCTTATAAGGGCAAAAGTATTGCACTCTGTCAAGGATTAGCTTATCAATAAGCTTAAATTTGTGTGGTTCATATAAGGGTTCAAAGCCAGCTATGATAAGTCGCTTATAGCAACTTACTTCTAGCTTACTTCTAAAAGATATACCATCGTAAATGGTTGCTCTTGTATTTCTAACTTTTTGATTGTCTAATTGATTATCAGACTCTTCTTCTAGATTCATAATATTTTTTGAATTCATCAGTTTGTTTATCAAGATAGTTCATTAAATCTTTATAATTATCAGGATGTGTTCCAAAATCATTATGATAATCCATTAAACATTTAAAAATTGGATAATCGGGATTAATTTTAGTTAATTTTTTATCAATTTTTATATTTTCTGATTCCATACCAATCGATTGTCTCCCCATAGTGTTCTTTTAAGTAATTGTTTGTATTAATGAACATTTCGTCATCCATTTCTTGTGATAATCTTGCAAATTGAGCAGGATGATTTTCTTTCAATACACAATTGTTTGCATGATTGATGTATACCGCTAAGTTTTTAGCAACTGTACCGTAGAGAATGTAGACTATACCAGGGTTTCTAAGAGAGAGTTCTGTTAAAAGAGTTACCATAAAAGGTCTCCACAAATCAATGTGCAATTCAGAGAATCCTATTTTAGCAGTCAATGCAGAATTTAAAAGAAGTACTCCTTGATTAGCCCAATGTTTAAGGGTGATGTCAAAGTTATTCTTTAATTCTTCTACATTTTCTCCAGTAGGCCAAATTGATGGATTGTGAGGATTAAATAAAGCATCTCTTATTACAGATAAAGAGGGACTAAGTTCTTTAGTACCCTCTTTATTTGCAAAAGCAAGTCCTGTAGCTACTCCTTGTTGTGGGTATGGATCTAAACCAATTATAACCACTTTAAGTTTATCATAAGGACATTCAGTAAAGCAATTAAACACATCTTTCTTTTCTGGTGTAACTCCTACTACTTTATAGGCAACATCTAGAACTGAAATGATAGAATGTAATGCTTTAACATTTATTAGGTTTTTCCATCGCTGGAAAGGAGCTAAAATCATTATACTTCCAATGCATTTTTAGTGATAATTGGGTCATCAAATGTATCTAATTTACCAATACTATCACCCAATTGACCTTGTTTTCTTACAATGACTCTAAGATTATCCATAAAAGTTAACAATTCTTGTGTAAGTTCTGGGGAATATACACTAATGAATATTTTTTGGAAATCATTAGGATCTCCTGCAAACATTTTATGAAAAGTCTTATAAGTTGTATCATCAGACATTCCTTTATTCTTTTTAGCAAAATCAATTGCATATTGCAATATGGCTGAAAAGATAAAGATCCAATTGACAATCTTGTTGAAATTATAAGATGGCCTTAAGAACCTCATTTCTACAGTCTTAGGAGACGCATAGAAGCACATATTGATGATGTTACACCAATAATATCTAGCATGTACGTTCCACTTAGCTTCATGACGTTGATCTCCAGGATGAGGTAGAGTTAAACTGCCAAGGAAGGGTGTACCCCCACTAAGGAAATTGTAAATTCCTTCAAAACTGGCATATGCTGGCAAGAGTTTACAATAGTCTTTACCACTAGCCTTATAAGCTCTGGTGTCGAATGTGTATCTTGGAAGCAACCCTGTATTATACATACAAGACTGAAGTGATTCAGCAAGCATATACAAAACAGAAATAGCTTTTTGACTTACTGGGAAATTACCAAAATGGATGTGAAGTGAACACTCCTTATCATATTCAGTATACTTTCTCAATAATTCCAATTGTTCTTCTAATAGTTCAAATCCTCCTTTAGAAGAATCTAAAACAACAGAAGCATATTCAATACCAGTGATAGAACCATCCCTAAGAGGAATTAATCCTGTTCTAAAACATTCTTCTTCAGGAATGTAACCACATGAGGTTTCATATTCCAATCCAAATGTAAAAGGCACAAGAGCCTTATTATTAGGATGAATTGTATGAGAAGGTTTAGCTAAATCACCAAATTTTTGTAAATTATTCTCAGCATTGTATTCTCTACGCACATTGTGATAAGGGAATTGACCATTACCTTTATGTGTGGCAAATGCTCTAATTTGAACAATATTGTCTTGTCCAGCATTGTAGCTATATTTGCCTGTGTTGTTATCAAATACTAAGAATTTCTCAACAAATACACCTTTAGAGAGAGCATTATAAGTGCCTCCTCTAAAATTGACGGTGATGTTTTTAGTAAGATTGGGTGTGAAATATCCTAAATCATGGATTCTTCCTCTCACACCAATTATACCTTGAATTATTTTGGCAGCTTCTTTAGATCCAATGACTACTTCACGTTGTAATTCGTGGTCAAAAACGGTTTGTTCGTTAGCCATATTTATTTATTATCTTTATTTTTGTTATCAAACCAATTCAACAATATGCACATTCTGTTAATTTCATCATCTTTGTCAATGTTTTCAAATTCCTTTGCTTTTTCTTCAAAGAGAGGTAATTGTTTCTTGTTAGCACAGTATACATAAGTAGTTTTTGATTTCAAAATACCATTGGTAAAATTGTATTCAGTATCATCTTGATCTAAGATAAGTCCCATTGTACCAGAGAATTGTAAATTCAAATTCTTTTCATATTTAATGAATTTCTTATCATTTGTGTCAAAATAAACTTGAGGACTGTAGCAATAAACGGTTTCTGGGAATCCATCTAAGTAATCTTCAACCTTTTTATAACCAAATTTTTCACACAATGCAACTATGATTTCAAAACATGTTTTATTGTATACCAATACTCCATCAAAGAACCAGAAGTCTTTAACACCAGCTTTAAAAGTAGTTGGGATGTAACCATATTCAGTTAATTCATATGTACCATGTGCTTTTTTACCACTAATGTAGTAGAAACCATCGATAAATATGAGTCTACCAGGGACATTATAAGAAGGTATTGCAAATGTTGAACATATAAATGTAGATGAAGCAGCTCCTGAACTATAATTTGCAGGGGGATTGACTTGACGAATAGGAATCATTGGATTGGTTCTGAAATCTCTCTCATATACACTGTAGTTATAAACAGCAGGTCCAGACTGATGTCTTTTAGTTCTATCCATAAATGTACGAGATTTGATTACACCAGCTTTGATATGATATAAGAAATTACATTTGACAGTTTTTACACCACCATTTATAGATTCACCATATCGCGTAGTATCCAAGAATTGTGCAATTGAAGAAAACCAAATACCTCTATCTTCAACAGAGAAGTAAAGAGGTCTTTCTTCAGTAGTTTCCTTAGAGTAATGAAATTGAAGAGATTCTCCTTTAAACATATAGACATCAGGATTCTCTCTATTCTTTCTGTAATCAATCATTACAAATGCACCAGCTCCTTCATATTCAGTCAATACTTCAAATCCTTTGAAATAAATGATATAAGCCATAATTTGACTATCTGTGAATGTGTCAGGAGTATCTTTTAAATACTTTTTAGCTAATTCTTTATGATTTAAAAGAGTACCATTATGAATTAAAACAAATTCAGTTTCACCAGTTTCTTTGTTTCTAATTACAACAGGTTGAGCGGTAGTTACTCCTACTGCACCAACAGATGCTTTTCTACAATGACCTAAAGCTACTTTAGCTACTTTAGTTTTTTCCAATAATTCACTGGTGTCATAGAAAGCTGCAAACAATTTCTCTTTATCAACTCCATACTCTACTTCTCCATCAATGAATACACCACAAGAGTCTCCCCCTCTAACGTCATTAATGCAACCAAGTGTGTAGAAAGTCTTTTTATCAAACTTCCTTGCTATACCAACATACCCAAATAGACCACAATACAAACTGTTTGATTTGGGTTTGAGGAATAGAAAGAGAATGGTGTGAACAAGTAAAAAACTTAAAATTATATTTAACATTTATTTTATCTATTTTTAATTAAAAACTCAAAGAATAATTTTAAATTCTCTGTTATTCTCCTATGAGAGCGATTTGATACTTTTTAACAATTCTTTTTGCTGATGCTACATTACCATTGTTGATACTGTTGAATACAGTTTCTTCAGATGGTAAATAATTCTCAATTGCAAAAGGTTTTGTATTGAAATTACTGTATTGAAATTACTCGAATACTCACGGAGACACTTGTTGTAGTAAGCAATTGCTGCTGCGGTTTGATGAAGAACCCAAGTAGTAGTGATTTCATCTTTGATGAAGTAACCAGAGAGGACTCTGTATTCAACCCCATAGTTAGTTAAGCGAAAACAACCAGCTTTACCATAGAGAGAACGTCTCCTTGTGTCAGGATCAATTAGAACTGAAGGTACACCGAGATACAAATCCAATACTTTTAGCAAAGCTAAAGAGGTCGTTAGATTGTTCTCATGGTATCCTACATGAATGTGGACACCTGTACTCCTCAAGTTAATTTTAGCCCCTTCAGGAGCCTCATTTTGACTCAAGGTATATACATTGTAGTCGGGGTCACAACCAAACTGTTTAGCTTCATCACTAAGTAACTGGTCATCTGGAACTAATTCAGATGCACTACACAGGATATCGTAATCAGGATTGACCTGTTTTACAAAATTCCTAATATACTCCTTCATTTGAGTAATTTGAGTTGAAAACAATTTACTTGCTCCTGAGACCAAATGAACTGGGGGAACATTAAATTCAGCCAACACATTGTCAGTTTGCAATCCAAATCCTTTTGAGAATCCTTCAGGCAAGAATGCATCGTTTTTATGTCCTGGAATAAGACCAATTGAAGATACAACTGTATTAGTTTTTGTATTTACAATAAATAATTCAGGATCTGTGCCAATTGTTACAATATCTATAATAGTATTAGCCATTATTTATTTAATTTAGAGATTATTAATGAATTAACGTAATTAACAAAAGGAGAATTGGTATCCATTATTTCAGGATGTCCTTGAATACCAAGAGAATTTGTTTCTGGGAAATAGATTACCTCTACTTCTTCAAAAACATCATCCCAATGAATTCCTCCACCTTCGTAGTATCTAGACAATTTGGGTTCAGCAACAGCTAAAATCTCATATTTGTCTATAGGAAGATTGTATGGATAAGCCATTTGGTGATGACATGAACTTGTATAAAGAGTTTGTCCATCTGTGGTTAATACAGTGTGAGTTCTACCAGCATGATTAGTGACATCTTGAACCAATTTGCCCCCGTTTAGAATGGTAAGCAATTGATTGCCACGGCAAATTCCAACTCGCAGAGTACCAGGTAGTTGAAGAGATTTGACATATTCCTCAATTTCATAAGCGTCTCTTTTAGGACTACAATAAGTGGTTGGGTGAGTTCTTTCACCATAGAGATTGGGATCTACATCTTCACCTCCGGTAAATAGGATTACATCAGCTTGATTCATTTCTTCTACTAAAACAGCATCATGAATGAATCGAGCGTAGTGTCTAGATGTACCTACTACATATACTTTAATCGGTTTGTCCATTAAATAATAATTTATAATTGTGATTGTGATAATTTTCTACTCTTTCCATTATATCTTCAGTAGACATTTTTAATTGTTTTGAACTATCAAGAAAAAACTCATTTGGTGCATTTTTTTTAAAACCGATTCTAATGATCTTTGATGTATTAAATTCAAAGAAATTATTTATACAACCATAATTAGTGTCAACAAGTCTTGCTTTTAATTCTTCAAAACTTTTAATCAAAAGAGGACTAGGTATACCAGTAAAGAAACAATGACCATAATTGAGTGGAAAAGTTATCATTGATTGAACCAAATGATATGTATAAATGATTGATAAATTTGGATAAACTTGAAGTTTAAATAGATTTATTGCTTCCTTCATACACACATTATAGGGTTGTTCATAACACAAACGAATTGCTGTTAACAATGCCTTAATTTTACCAAATAATTCATTGGTTTTAATAGCAACCTCAATTTGTTCCTTACCCATCACTAATGTGTAATCAAAATTAATCCATTGTTGAAGTTCTCTGAGATATAAATTCAGTTCTTCTTCGTCTAAGATACAGACATTTGAATTTTCACGAATAGTTGTATTACCAGGATAAAACATTGTAACAGTTATTTCAACACCTTTTTTAGGATTGTATGAATTTACACATCCAAAAAAAGTCCTAAAACAAGCAGTATCCTCTGGAACAATTATTTCATCACTCCCACCCAATTGAAATCTATAAATAGTATAATATCTTGATACATCAAAATTCATCCACTATTGCTTTTAGTTTGTCAATGTATTTAACTGCTGTCACATTCCCCATCGAGGGGCCACTGTTGGTTTCGAGGATGATAAATCTTGCAGGATTATGATTACTGACTTTGATGTCAATTGCACTAATGTCCAATCCAACTGAAGTCATAGCTTTTACACATTCGGCTACAATTTCATCCCAATTTGCTGGTTTAGCAAAGAGTTCATTCTCTTCAAGAATCCATACTGAATTGGTGTCATGACGATGCCAACGTTCAACTGCATCATCCTTGAGCATTTTTCTACAAGTGTAGAAGCAACCATCTTTTGTGACATGTAGACGATACTCTTTTACATAGTTGTAGAATTTTTCAATGATGAAATCCTGTAGATTGTGATGTGCTGCAATAAATGCATCCAAATCAACTTGATTGTGAATGATAAATATACCTTCACCCTTGCTTGAATTCTTATGCTTAATGATTGCATCAAAATGAGGCCAAGTTGCTAATTCGGGGGAATTCATTTGCAACCACTCTGCAGTAATTACTCCAGCAGCATCAAACATTTGTTTCATGGTGATTTTATTACCACTATTGTGACAAGCTTGAACTGTGTTGATTTCAATAATTTCCTTACCAGTGCGAGCACCTACAGGAAAGATTTGATCTGTGGGGGTATTGCTACCTAAGCGTAAGACACATCTTTTTCTAGTAACTACTTGACCTCTAAGAGAGGAAGCAGTATCATTTTTACTTCTTATTTGTACAAACATTTTTTCTAATTATTAAATTATTCCCAATTACCAGATTCCATAGGTGTATAAAACCTTGTTTCCCTTTCTTTCATGGTATAGATTGTTACATCCATTACTCCATGTTCAGTAGAGGATTCAATTTGAATTGTGCTTTTTTGATAAAGCGAGGGGTATCCTTCGTATCTATCCAATTGAAGCAAGATTGCATCATCATTGACATGATACACTTCAAAAGTAATCCCATGTTCCTCTTCAGATGCAATCAATGCAGGAAAAGATCCTAAATTGAACATTTGAAATGGGATCGATACTCTAAATGTTCCTACTAGAGGACTGTTTGCTAACATTCCATTAGCTCTTTGACCCCTTTTAAGGGTTCCATAAACTCCAATATATGCCATTTTATTTGTTTTGTTCCCAACTTTGAGTGGGAAGGGTTTGTATTGCAATCAAATCTTTAAGTTTTTTACCAGCAAGTGATACAATGTCTAAAAAAGACAAAGCATCAATTCCATAAATGTCAAACATTCTATAACTCTTATCAAAGATGAGGCTACTACTTCTGTCTGTGTTTTCAAAATTACCAAATACTACTTTTTCTACATCTGTGTTGTAAAATGTACTTACTCTTGAATTACCGTAATCCTCACATAATTTGATTAGGATTTTTGCAACATCTTCTAATGTTACATTTGAGAATCTAGCTCTCGTAAGGTAATATAAGTCAAAGAAACTTCTAAAACAACCAGCATGACAATGCATTGAGCCGCCTTGAAATTTAGTGGATGGTTGACGATTAGCGAAGTAATATTTGAGATATTTTTCAGGGGTGTCGTAGGTAGAATCTGTAGTGAACGGTCTAAGTTCTCTTAATTCTTCAAATAAATCAAGTTGTTCTTCCATTATTAATAATCTAAATTTATAAAGGGAGTGAGGAAATTAATCCCCACACCCATTTTTGTTTTGTTTAATTCAAATTGTTTTTGACAAATGAAAAGATCTTCTGTCCTAAGTCTTTTGAGGAGACTGTGGGATAGCTAGCAAAATCATTCAATGCAGCAGGATAGTCTTCACGAAGCTTCCTTACAATTGGATAGATTTCATTCATACGATTCAAGTCACTGAAATGATTGGTAGATAGATTGTTAAATTCTGGGTATCTACGACCCAATGTGGAGAACATGCTTGTTTTAGCCATGATTGTCAACGATTTGTTTTATTACTTGATTAATTGTTTTTCTTCCATACATTTTGCATAGGTCACTAGGGTCTTTAGCCTTTAGTCCTATAGGTAAATGTAATTGTGTAAGTCCATATTTCTCTGACATCTTAGCACCAAGGTTTTCACCCCAGTTTTCTTTTTTGTCAAAGTCATTATCATATAGAATGTACACATTGTTAAACCTGTTTTTAAGCTCTTCTACAACTTGAATTTTTGGAAGTGCCGTTTCTGCCTGAAGACTACAAGCGGGTAGGCCTGTATTCTCCCAAATGCATAGAGCATCTTTTCTAGAAGAGGTAATGATAAGAGTTTCGCCAGTTTCAGGCAATTGTTGCCATAAATCCCATACAGATGAATCATGTTTATTTGTCCATTTGCGGGTCTGACTAAAAGGTTGATAAATTTTTAAAGATTCTATTTCATCCTTAAATTCTACATATACATATGCATACTTTTCAGCAGCAAACGTGTATCTTTGATTGGTATCAAGATTGTGAATGATTGTATGAGAGATGGGATACACATTACCAAATTGTAACCAAGGCAATGAGATACCAAATTCTTCCCAAAACTTTAAATCATAATCTCTCCATTCTCTTGTTTTACACTTTAGTTCAGTATTGTTGTTGTAACTAACTTTTCCCTTTGTTCTATGTGGGATTACAAATGAACCATTTTGAGTGTATCCAGGAGACATATCATTATAAATCTTCTCTAATAGATCATCAAAAGGAATCTGGAAGTACTTCATGAGTAAATCAAAAGTACCCCCAGATTCTTGAGTTGAAAAATCTTTAAAATGCAGTTTTATCCCATTGGTGGTGTTAATACCAAATGAGGGATTGTTGTCTACTCTAAGAGGAGAATTTATAAGACATGGTATTTCATTGATACCTAAATAGAAATTAAGAATATCTATTTCAGGAATAGCAAATACTTTGTCTACATTTGAGTTATTTCTCCCTTGTGCAAACATTTATTACTTACTTAAACCAATCTTCAATAGGGGTAGCAGTAGGTGCTTCTCCTGGAGTATTAGTAAATGCAGTAGCTTCTACAGTGTATTCCTTTAGAGGAGCACTAGAGAAGACCGTTTTAGGATATGCTCCAGCAGCTTGAGATTTAACAATATCAGCATCAATAGGTGAGTTATTATTAGCATTACCACGAATAAATTTTCTAGTGTATGCATCTTGATATTCCTTACCATCATCTGTGGATTTAATCCCAAATGCTACTTTAATGGTGTTATCTTTTTTTAAAGCAATCAGATCAACTAATTCTTTAACATTTCCAGAGAAATATTTTTGAATATCTTCTAATTGAGCTTCTGCAGTAGCCAAATCTTCAACTACATGTTCTTTACCGTTTGCATCTGTATAAGATCTGGTAGGAATCCATAAAAACGTTTTCATAAATTGATTCAAATTGTCTTCACCATCCATACAAGGACGATAAGGACCAACAAACCATTTATTAGTTTCTGGAAGTTCACCTTTTTTGGCAAGGGATTCTTCAATCCAAGTAGATTCACCATATTTATTGATTACTTGAATGGTTCCTTTAGAGCTAAGACGGATTGCTTTCTTTAAAAAGAAACTTACTTTACTAATTGCTTCAATTCCATTGTTCTTCTCAGGAACTGTTTTGAGGATAATATCTATTCTAATTTGATCTTGACCTTCTGGAGATTTACCCAAGTATTCGGGGTCTTTTTCAGGAGCAGAACCATAAATTTGTTCTATTTGTGCTTTTGTAGGATTGACTGCAACTACGTTACAAACTCCTACTCCGATGTATTTCTTAAATCCACCTGTCTCTACGGTAGTATCTTGGCCACTACCGAATGCCATCAACGCAACTTTACTCATCTTTTCTTTGTTTAAATTATTCTTCATAATACGATTTCATAGCTTTAATGACTATATCCAAATCATTTGGCATTTTAGCCTCAAACATATCCTCTGGTGATTTAGCAGGTATTTCTACCCCATCAATCAGAGTTTTTTGAGTATAAAATTGAAAGATTGGATTGTCATTCTTGTCAAATGTAGGTTTACAGTATAAGCAAATTGGGACTACTTCAATAGGATTGTAGTGATCTTCTACTAATTTACCTACTAATTTGACCTTTTTGCTAACAATGATTTTGTCATTGACTACATCATCATCATGCATCATTAGTACTACTACGAGATCTTCTCTAGCATTCTCTGCTGATTCAATGATAGCTTGAAAGTGTTGACCAAGTTCGGTGAATTTAGCATAACCTACTTCTTTAGCTCGTTTCATAAACTCCTTCTCCATCACAAATCGTATGTCATCGATTATGACTTGTTTTATATGAGGCATACCATTTACGACTCCTATAAAATTCACTATTTTGTCCCAATCAGATATGGAGACAATGTTCTTTTTCTCTGTAGAGTATAAAGCTCTAGAACCCCTAAAGGGTAAATCCTTTTTGAGAACATTAATGATTAATGTTTCGTCAGGATTTAAATTCTTAATACTTCTACTCTTTCCAGACCCAGTAGGGCCTAACACAATTAAAATTCTACCCATTTATTTATTTTTATGGCGATGTGCCATCATGAATATTTTACTACTTCGGACTCGTTCAGCAAACGTTAAAGATTGCTCAATTTTATCCCTTTCATTAGGAAGTGGTAATTCTCTAAAATAATTAACTCCTCCATCAAAAAAGAGAGGACAAACTGTTCCCCCACCACCACCTCTACTTGCTATTAATTCCATGAATCTTATATTATCCTTAAATTCAGTTATGTCATATCCTAAATATTTAGGAATTTCATATCTGAATGGACTGTATAGACCAATTATGAAATTTGCCAATTTGTTATCTTAATGGCTCTTTATCCATTAATTCTGCAATTTCTTCTATATTTGCAGTTCAGACTATATCTTCACATTTCTGTGTTGGGATTTCGTGTTAGGATTATATTCTATATTCCTATAGTTTCACCTATTAGTCGTTCGACCTTCTATAATCATTTAAATCATAGTTTGGTACGGGATGGTCTTTTTCAAGAGTTTCCCCGTTTAACCCAATTAAGAGACACATTTATTAAATTTTTGTTAAACCAATTTTGTAATACATTGTTTCATGTAAATAAGGAAAGATGATGCTTATAAATTTCTTTAAATCTTTTGTTGAAAGATATATCACATTGTTTTTTTGAATATTAAAATGTAAATTAAATTCATGTTTCAAAAAATCAATAAAAATCTATAATTCTTCTTTTGTAAAACAATTCGTGCATATACTTATAGATGTGCTAGATTTTTGACCATCATCCATAAACATGTATGCTAATGAAACAGCAGTAAAATCTTTAAATAATAAAGGATTAATAATCTTTTTTCCAGTAGAATATAACATATCATATAGATCAAGATAATAAGGATTATTTACACTCTATATTAAATAATCTTCATAATATATTCCATTCCTTTGATCTGGAGTTAATCTCTTTTCATACTTAAATTTCATACCTAAAGATTCTAATTCTAAAAATTTAGAATAACAGTAATCTTTCTATTTTAATCCATGTGCACATTTGAAACCAGGGTTAATACTTTCTTTTCGTAAGGAAGAATCTCCTAATAATGTACCTATTAATATTTCTCTTTGATGTTGAGTTGCTTCTACTAATTTGGAAATAGCAAAGGATGGACGAGAAATATTGTTTCTCATCCTAGCACCATAAACACCATCAGAGGAAACACGAAACTGTTTTGCAATTTCATTATCATCATATCCTTGTTCAACTAATTGTTTTAATACGTTTACATCAATTTTACGAGTATTAGAATAATCAAAATTTACAGGTAAATTATGTTTTATTCTCCATTGTCGTACTGTTTCTGTACATGCTTTTATTTCTCTTGCTATTTCAGCATCATTTTTTCTCTAATCATATAATTGAGATATGATTATTTCTCTTTCTATTTTTTCCATATTTTTAATATTTTAAATATAGGCAAAGGTAAGAAAACATATTGTGAATAACAATAGGTTAATTGGTTTATTTAATTTTAATAAATTTTTTATTTATCTCTTCCTGGCAGTTTCGATTCTGCCAAGCCATCGAGAGTTGGTTTGATTTTATTCAATTTGAAATTATCAATACCTTCTTGTGCAGCACTTTGTTGGTGCACTAATACAGGAATTTGATTATACCTATTCCTTAACATTATATAATACTCAGATGATAATTTGTCAATAGCCTGTTTTACATTGTTGTTGCCTTCTGGAGACAACAAACTAGCATGATCGGTTATACAAATTACATATTCATCGGGATCATTTGGCACATAATAGTCAAAAACACTATGTTGTGTGATTTCTCCAGTATGATTATCTGTAATATTAATAAGTTTTCTCTGAGATACACCATGTGAATCTGCATAATCCTTCATGTGTTTAAAAATACCAAAAGGATTACGAATATCTTCAATTATTTCTACTGTTTCTTCAAAAAAATCAAAATAAGTTTGATATTCTTCAGTATCCATTAATTTTAATATCTCTTCAGATAGAGGCCTCTCTTTAGATGTACTTTTTAAATCTTTAGGAGTGATTCTAATTTTTCCTTTAGAGGTTATGAATAAAAGATGGCAAATAAATTGATTATATTTTTCTTCAAAAGACATTTCTAAAGAGAAATATTTTATTTTTATTCTTAATTCTTCCCTATGATTGAATGCATAGAAAAAAGGAGAATACATAAACATTTTATCTGTTAACTGTGTCTTACCAATTTTGCTATTTGCTGTAACAATATAATATTTACCTTGTTCAATTCCTGGAAGTTCTTCTTCAAATCTGGGAAATCCAAAAGGCACACAATTAACTAAACCACTTTCTATTCGTTCTTTTCTTACTATTAAATTATTTCTAATTCTTTTAAATGATTCTGTCATTCTTATTTGAGAGTTACTGTCCAGTCACCATTGGCGGGTTTAACCTCATCTTCACTGTAGTTTTCAATATAAGATAATAAGGCTGATTCTTGTGAACCATCTGTCTTATCCTTCCATATGAAGTACTTCAGAAGCTGCATATAAGGGCTGTTAGAGTCTTGAAATGATTCTACATAGTTCTTAGTTGCTTCTAACATTTGTTCATTAGAAACGTCTCCATATCGCTTAAAGAAGATTTGAAGCTTCCTTATAATTTCAGGGGTATTCCCTCTCCAGTAGTAATTAGTTGTTTCTTTCTTTCCTTTTGGGAAGAGTTCTTGCATTTGTTTTGCAAGTTCTAATAGATTATCTACTGGAGCTACAGTTTTATCTGAATCTAGTAATATATTTCTTATCATATCTGAACCCATATCCATAAGAGCAAAGCCATTTGATTCAAGTTTTTGTGTATCAAAATTGAATTTATACCTTTCTCTCAATAAACCCTTGGCTGCAAGGGCTTTCCTATCTACATTATGTGTGTCTACTTTTAAATATATTGGTAATAGTACAAGGAACTCAGCTAATGTAAGTTCATTTTGTTCTATTAAGACATCATTAATGGATAAGGTCATATTAGTCTTTAGATATGTATTTTTCTTCAGTTTGTGGTGAGGAAAGTAATAAAAATAGTTTTGCAGCGATTTTAATTCTTTCTTTTTTGGGTCGAGTAGAAATATCTCCAATAAATTTAATCTTAGCAGGTGGAGACAATTCTTCATCGTTGAGTGCAGCAATTTGTACTACTGCTTGAAGTTTTTCTTCAGCAGAGTTAGAGTTATAACCATTTGCAATCACAGTTGCTACCTTATCTCCCAATTTTACAATTGCGTAAGGCTTAATATAATCAGTTCTTTCAACATCACCAGGATTTCTATCCATAATCATCAGTTTTTATATTGTTAATTTATCAATGTTGTCTACGGTGCGAATATGTTCTATACTTATCTCTTTTAGTACATTATCAAGATAGTCTTCGTCTCTTGTATTCTTGAAGTATAAGATTATAATTATAGGTTCTTCTGAACGCATAATTCTACCACTTTTTTGAATAAAAGGACCAACTTGTCCATCTAATTGCACTACTACTCCAATTTCAATTTTAGTAAGATTGTTACCTTCTTGTATCATATCTACTACAAACAGATTACTAATTTCTTCTTCATTAAAGGAGTCAATTATTTCTTGACTATTCTTTACTTCTGAACAAATTAAATTCTTATCTGCTGATAAGATTCTTGCTTGTTTGATACTACCACAAAAACATACAAATCGTTTGTCTTGTAATTTAAGTAATATTTGTTGAACATAAGATGTTTTTATATCCGCTAAATATCTTTTACGCTCACTTCCAGAAAGCAACCATTTATTTTTATCCATTATATTCCTATTTACAAAATATCTATTTTTGTAATAAGAGTATTGTTGGGTTAAATATTGTTCTTTTTGAAATTGAGTGCACCTTATAACTAGGTGTAAATGAGGATATTGGGCTTTATCAGACATATATTTGAATCTATCCTTGAATTCACAATATACTTTTGTTCGTCTCTTCTCTAATCCTCTAGTGAATTCAATATATTCAGATTGAACATTATTTAATTCTAGTGGAATGAGGTAAAATGTGGGTTGTGGTACTACGTCATTTTCTATAGCTTCTTTTAATGGGATTTTATATTTATAAAATTCTCCTTTGATAGATTCAATCTCATAGATTTGGCTATCTTTAATTGTAGCAGATAATAGGATTAGGTTAGTGTATCTTATAGAAGATAAATAATCTAATCGTAAATCTGAAGTAATATGATGTCCTTCATCAAGACAAATCATATCTACTTGAGTGTTAACATACTTTTTTAAAGAGGCATAACAAAAGAATATTACATTGTTTAGTAGATACTCTTTGTTATGCTTCTTGTATTCATCAATCCAATTCTTTTTATGATTTCTTTCAGCAATTACAATGTATACACTTTTAGGTTGAAGTGCTTCTTGTATTTGAATAAAACTGAGTGTTTTACCTGTTCCAGTTACATGTTTGAGAAGAAGATTAGGATATAACTTAGCTAATTCTACAGAGGTGTTTTGTATAATAGTTTTAGTTAATTTTATTTGCGGGAATTTTTGAATTGAGTTAATTGTTGCTTGAGTTTTTGTTCAAACTTTAATAAATTAATCTCATCTGTGTTTAAAACTGGTTCTGCTGCAACAGTTGACCTGATTGCTAACATAACTACTTTAGTAGGTTTAGTACTATATGATAACTTATAATGCGTTATCCGACATCTTCTTCTTCCAAGTTCCATTCATTCAATTGTTTAAGT